TTACACACTGCCGATAAAGTTACATTTTCCCTGAAGTGACTCTTCGACTTTATAATACAGTTTTTCTGTTTTGATTCTTAGCCCATTAGCTAAATAAAGTAAAGCCCTATCATCATCTTTGCGTATAACAACAATATGAGCTATATTTATAATAAGAGTAGCCTCAAGGTCTACAATCTCATTTTCCCAATAAAGTTGCCCCTTAAGTTCAATAAACGACTCTTGAGGTGTTTTGAAACTAATTCCATTTTCCATTTTATTCTTTTTCCTTATTTAATAATATTTGGATAGTTCTTTCCTTTTCATCAATGATTATCTGTTTCTCATGTAGTAATTGAGTAAGGTGTTCAATTTCCTTTTGATATTCACTTATTGAAATATTCCCAGAGACTTTATTCCCATTCCCATTAACATTGTGACCAATATGCCACTTTTCATCAATTTCAACTTCACGATCATAAAAATAATCAATCGGCACCTGAAATTTATCAGCTATTCTTTCAAGTTTACTTGAACCTATTTCAGACCCCTTATTCAAAAAGTTGTTCAATGTCATGACAGAAATATCAAGTTCATCGCAAAGCTTAGTCTTTACAATTCTTCTCTCATCAATCAACTGTGCTAATTTATCTGGTCTAATCATATATTATTATTTATATTTCGTCTAAATAATAAATAATAATATCTTTATTGCAAATAATAGTTTGCTATGTAGATATTATTATTTATGTTTGCAGTATAAATATAGCACTAAAAATTGTACTAAGCATGGAAAAAGAACAGAATTTAAACAAAATGGCATTTAGAGACTACTATGATACTTTGTCAGATGATGCCAAAGAGGCAGTTCGAAGCCGTATCCTTGGGGAAAGTGGGATGTCTTATACTACCTTTTATTATAAGCTTCGTAATAACACTTTCAAGCCATTGGAGAGAAAATTGATTGATAATATAATAAATGATGTAAATCCAAAGGTATTATGCTGACGAATATTGAATTCTACAACACTCCTGAAGGAGATGTCATGGTTAAAGGGGTGAACGAAGCTGCTCACTCTCTAAAAGAAAACGACCGGGATATAATAGATTATATGTTAACAGTCATTCGTGATCGATACCCCAAGGCTCATGCAGCTCTTATGGAACTATATTCAAAAAGAACTATGAATAAGACATATTTTGAATATAGCGTTGTTCATCGATTCATAAGATGCAATTTTGGTGAATACGACCAATTCAGCCACGATATTGACGCTAACGGTTACTTTGTTTTTGAAGAAGTAAAATGTCCTCTTCGTGGTGAATGTCCATTAGAAGGAGTAGTATGTAAACCTGAGCTTGACACTCAGCTCTCTGATAGAGAAATAGAGGTATTCAGATTAATCGCCCGAAATATGCGCTCCGGAGAAATTGCTGCAGAACTGTCCCTCTCAAAATTTACAGTTGATCGCCATCGAGAAAACATTAAAGCCCGGCTTCGCCTTCGGGATGTCCCAGAGATGATAACTTACTGGCATGTTAACCATCTTAAATAAAGCGGTGCAAGGTCATCCGGGTTCGATTCCCGGCTCCGCACGATGATTTACTAACTTAATAAACATTATTAAAATGGGAAAAAGAACAATGCAAATAGATGTAATAGGTTCAGTGAAAGGTACTGGATTTATGAAATGCAAATTGTATGTCGATGGGCGTGTATGTGTATTCTACATGACGGAGTCTAACTATAAAGCCTTGATGTTTGATAAAATATTTATTCGTGATGGTCAAACTATTGATTCAGCAGGAGTTATAAATACGACCAACACTTTTATTGAAGAAGATTTATGAAAGCGAAAATTATAAGCCACTCATTTGAATGTAATCGGTACTATGATTACTACTTATGGGAATGCTCCGTAGAGTATAATGGAGAAATGTATTTAATATACCTTCAAGCACATAAAGCTATATCTGGTGATTACTTCTGGTACGAAGGAGGTATTAAAAATACCACTGTAATAAAGGCATCTTTCGTCAACGCCTGGATTTCTTTTGGTTATTCTAACTACATCAATACTTACCGCTATATATTAGAGTCAATGGTAAAGGTAATTAAAGGTGATTACAGCTCAATCAAAGGTGTCGGTAATTGTATTGATAAACCCAAAAACGGAATAATAGATAAGAAATGAAATATCCTAAAGTAAAGAAAAAACAGAAATTTAAAAGAATTTGCTATAACTGCAAGTATTTTTCAGCAAAATGTGTTGATAGATTCAGCACTAATGCGGTAAACTGTGATAAGTTTAAATTCAGTGCATTATGCAAGAGTATTTAAGAGAAAGAAGTAAAAGAATCATTTAAATCAGTACATAAATAAATATGGAATCAAAATTTAAAGTAGGTGACAGAGTGAGAATATTAGATTGTCCAGTCATGCCGGATGTAGTAGGAAAGTCAGGTGTAATAAGACATAGGCAAGGTGATTTATATCGTGTTGAAGTCGATGGTAAAGTCATCCCAGACTATGCTTTGGAAGCTGATGTAGAACTTATACCAGCTAACCCTTTTGGGGAAAGCAATGAACTTATTTCCAAATTATTAAAGGAAAATAATTTGGAAATAATGCATTTGGAAATGTATCTCGATACGCAAAATGTTGTGTGCGTGGAAAGAACTACCTATGATGCTATGTGCTATAAGGACATAGCTTTAAAGGCTTTTCTCGAATGCGAAGGTTACGATGATTTTGAAAGAGCAATTAGCGAATAACTAAATAAGATATGAAGAAAAAGATAATAATATCACTTACGACTTTTCGCGGTCAGTGCGTGGAAGCTGTTCACTATTATGTGTCTGTAGAGTATTACGATAGTTGTAATGACTTCCGTAATGATAAGATAAGAAGACCCATCACGCAACAGGAGATAGATTCTAATGGAGATAGATTCTATTTATACGAAGCGGGAGAACCGACGGAATGCTTTAATTCTTGGCAAGAAGCAATTGAAGCGGCAACAGGGTACATCACAACTAATGACTTAAAGGGTGATGTTTTCGTAGATGGTGTTCCCAATAGGGGAACATTGACATTAGAACAAGCTCTATCCCCAGAGTTGGACACAAGAAAAAAATGTTCAAAATGTGGTAAGGTGTTCGGAGCTGGAGAAGGGCTTTATAACTTCCCGTCTGGAGCACTTTGTGTACAGTGTTATAAGAGCTCTAAAAAGTAATATTCAAATCAAAATAAATATGAATATCCTTCTTTGGCTAACAGACAGACCAGCATATCGAATGATAAAAAAAATACGCTGGGAAATACAAGTGATGGATTTGGCTGATAAACTAAGATAAGAAATACTGAATAGAAAGTAATATTATGGATATAAAATTAAGCAAAATGCAGATTATCTATTTAGGAAACATTTGCAAAAAAGGATGGGGTGGTTATAGTAAACCTTCCGACGATTTGGAAGAAATGGTGAAAAACGGCTTATTGACAAAAGAGGCTGGGCCATTCGGTGATGTTGTTTACCGTCCCACCAACAAAGGGCGTGGGTATATTAATTCCTAACAATAAATAACTGAATAAAATGAAAACAAAATTTGTAAAAGAGACAGATCGTAAAGGCACTTATATTATTGAAGGTTCATTTGATGGTACTTTTTTTAATATAAAGAGGTTCATTTGTCAAGTTCAAGAGCAAGAAACCGAAAAAGAAACGCAAGAATTAGCTGATTTTATTTTATCAAAACTTAATTCTTAACTAACAAAAAAATATTATGGAACCATTGGTGAGATTAGAAGGATGTAAAGGAGTAAGAGGCATACTCCATGCTTACATGTCCTGTGATGCCGATAATGTAAGAAAAGCGCTGGAACTTGGTATTGCCTGTACTGGAGCTAACGATTATGGAGCATACAACATTTTCTTTGATGACGAAGAAAGGATATGCTGCGAATATATGCGATATGGTGTAACAAGAGAGTTCAAGAATGTGGATTCGATTCGGGAAGCCGTTGATTGGATGGATGAAGTGATGAATAAGTAACCCTCATAACAATAAAAATATGAAGCATTATCACGAAGAAGAAATTCCCATAGAGGAAGACTTTAACCCGTGGGATGAAAAAGAAAGAGCAGTATAACTAATAATAATTAATAAATAATTCCACTATGTACAATACCACAATTTTTGAGCTCGCCATGAACGCCTGTTCCTATAAATTAGACCATATATTCCTTAAGAAACGTTCCGTCTGCAAAATATATGGTAAAGTTCCAATAGCCAAGAGAGTCACCATCGATGGAGAGCGAAAAACGATTGTCAGATGGAAGCAACTCCGATGGAACGATGCCGGCCAATGTTTTTCCATGTACTCTTCCAAGCGGCAACGAAAATACGACCTTCCGCTTCGAAGTATCGAAGAACAGCAAAAAATGACAAAGCAATGAGTATATATTTAGATAAAGATTCCCGTGGAATATACGGAATTCATGATATTACCTTCCAGGAACTATCATCCATTCTTTCCATATTATCCACCTACAGGAATTCCCATGAAAAGGAACTGGAATCTATAGCATTCCAGACCTTCATGTGCATTGAACATCAACTTCTTAAAATTGAAGCAAATGACCGATCTGAGACAGTACCGCCTAAATAATCTTAATGAGATAAACCACTTCATGGCCGAGATGGGTACCGATGCCTTTCTTGACTTCGAACGTAGGGTTTACAGTGTTCTTGAGAAGCTTAAGGTCATGCGTTACTTCGATATCGAAGAAAAGATTATTCCGGATCAGCAGGAACTTTTCATTAAGTTCTGCTGCTGCTATATAGAAAAACACCCAGAATACGAATTTAATAACAGTTATACCCAAATATGGAGGAAAGAAAGCTATGAACAATGGAAGGTGGAAACCTCACGAAGACAAGTTCGTAAGAGACAACGCCAATAAAATGACTCCAGAGCAGATGTCTAAATCACTGGGGCGTTCGCCTCTGGCCATACAATTGTATATGCATCGAAAACATATTGTTGTCGGCCAGACGGTCAAAAGAAACTTGATACAAGAGATGCTCCGGATTAAATTCCGGCATCCGGAGAACTTCATGCCAACCCGCACTTTTTATCGTGAAGTTGGCATTAATCAAATGCGCTGGTGGGATATTTTCCACGGACGCAAGAATATTAATCAGCAAGAGTATATCGCGCTATCTAATTACTTCGGCGTCACGATGCAAGAAGCGTTCGAAGCACGTCAACTCTGTATATTTGAGGAAGAAAATAATGATTGATAACGAACTACGAGATCGAATTAAAGATGCTAATGACATTGTAGATGTCATCGGTGAATTCGTCACCCTAAGAAAGAGAGGAATTAACTATCTGGGCATTTGCCCATTCCATGCAGACCGAACCCCATCCATGACCGTCAGCTCTTCACGGCAAAGTTTCAAGTGCTTTGTTTGTGGAAAAGGTGGAGACGTTATCGAGTTCCTCCAGGAGCACGAAAAAATGTCATTCTACGAGGCTGTTAGCTGGCTGGGGCATAGGGTAGGGATAGAGGTTCCTAAACCTGTATTGACCGATGAAGAAGCTGCAAAAAATCGCGAACGCGAGGCGCAGCGCATTGCAATGAAAGGTGCTGTCACTTTCTTCGAAAAACATCTTCCAGAAGCACAGCTCTACCTTCACGAAAGAGGATTCAACCTGACAGATAAAGTTATTAAAGACTTCCGAATAGGTTATGCCCCAGAAGGCAACCTTGCTAAGAAGGAAATGCTTGCTGCAGGTTTCTCTGAGCGGAAGCTGGTCGAGGTCGATATTTTAAAAGAATGCGATAAAGGTTTCACTTTCGATACTTTTAAAGACCGCATCATGTTCCCCTTCTTCGACGTCAAAGGGAATATAAATGGCTTCACCGGACGCTGGCTCACTACCCAGCCTAATTCTGGGAAGTACATCAACACCGGTGATACCCCTTTATTTAAAAAAGGTACTCAGCTATTTGGTCTATACCAGGCACGTACTGCCATTGCCCGATATGACCGTGCTTATGTAGTCGAGGGTCAGTTCGATGTTCTTTCCCTAAGTGCCGTTGGTGTCTGTAATGTAGTTGCCACCAGTGGAACAGCACTTACTCCAGAACAGATCCAGTTACTTGGCCGCTTCACCCGCCGGGTAATTCTAATCTACGATTCCGATGCTGCAGGACTCAAAGCCTCGCTTGTCAATTGTGAAGCATTCCTTCGTGCTGGCTTCGAAGTAAGTGCCATTCCGCTTCCCGAGGGCAAAGACCCGGACAATATTGCACAGGAATACAAACTCGATACAGGAAAGTGGCTCATGAACCGTGAACAGAACTTCGTTCAGTACTTCGCCATTTCCCTACGAGGCAAAAATCCCGGCGAAGACCCCAATAAAGAAGAAGAAGCCCTGAAGCAACTCTGCACGCTAACCTCAGTCATTCCCTCAGAAACACTTCTTCTCAAATGTATCGAAGCAATAGCCAGCATTTTTGGCACCAATACCGAGGTCATCCAGCGCAAGGTTAATAGCATTCTCCGACAGATAAAAACGGCTTCATTAAAAAAAGAGTCGCAAATGAAGCCAGGTATCTATGGCATTGAAATGATCGCTGAAACTCGCTGTAATGGCGAACCTTGTACCATCACTTCCGATTATCAGGAGTTCATCACACTCTATGGAGATGCACCTATTATTTATATTCACGGAATACCCAGTATTACAGATATCCAGCTTCTTCGCCAGGCCAGCCAGTTTTTTACTACGGACGAAAGCGGACTTTCCATAGAAAAGAGTGGCGAAGAATCCCCTTATCTGGCGGCGTTGGCCGCAGTCTACCGTGCCGGCATCACGAATATTACAGTAGAAGTGGAAATCGAATCCACGAAGAAAGAGAAAGCTTCAGGCAATGATCCCGACGAGGATGAAGAGGAAGATGAAGAATACGAAGAGGAGAGCGAAGAAGAAGGATATACCCAGTCTTTCAACTTTGCAAAATACTATGTACGTGCTCACATGTTCTTTTTTTCCAAGTTCAAAGGAGAGCACTCGCCATTTGTTGAACGATGCGCAGAACTTATCAGCTACGCTGATGACTCCGTTCGCATCGTCAACTATTCCTATTTCTACAGTGCTCTTGGTCTGACCAAGACTGCATTGACCGAGATATTGAAACCCTATCTCGCCAAACGGAAGTCCCGCATGGCCATCAACGCTCAACGTTCCGATGATGACTTCGAAGAAGAATATAATCCGGAAGAACTACCTTCCTATGTCAGTGAAAATCCGGAATACATGGAGATGTTCCACCAATGCGGCTACTATCCAAAAATAAACAAAGACCATGAACCTGTATGTTACATTTTCAAAAATGATAAATCCGGGCACACTCTGGTAGGCGATTTCTATCTTACTCCTCTGTTACATATCTATTCGGATGACAAAGAGGCCAATAAGCGTGTACTCAAGATAACCCGGCGTTACTATAAAAATCCATTATATATTGAAATCTCCTCTAAGGCTTTACTTAAGAAGGCTACCATTGAAGAAGAGCTTATCATGCTCGAAGCGGTTAACTTCACAAACGGAGAGGAAAAGCACTGGACTAAAATACGTGAATATATGAGTAGACATTTTGTAACCTGCACCGAAGTCACCACTTACGGAAATCAGCAGGAGGACGGGCTTTCCCGTCGCGAAGACAATATGTTCTTCGCCTTTGCCAATGGCATCTTCCACACCATCGACGGTGTTCCTCGCTTCGACCCGGTCAACGAGCTCGGAGTTGTTACTCACAACAAAAAGAATTACTATCTACCAGCATTTTCTACAATATATGCCGGATCCGGACGTCAGTCCGACAAGTACGAGCTAATATCCCAGCTCGTTTATAAGGAAATACCGTTAGAGAAAAGGTGCACTTTTGAGCGATGGGCTTCCCTGATGGACGATGTCTACAAGATTAACGATAATGGCAAATGGGCCGTCCTTTTTGCCATTATGTGCGCTTTCCGTAGCAACATTCACTGTATTGACCGCTTGTTTACGGCTCCCTTCTTCATGGGGCCGATGTCCTCCGGTAAGACTCAGATCGCAATCTCCATCCGATCCCTTTTCATTTCTCCGAAAATTCCCATTTTTAACTTGAATATTGGTACTGATGCTGCCATGTCCACTCTGATGAGCACCTTCAGAGACGTACCGGTAGTGCTCGACGAATACAATAATAAAGATATCTCAGACCAAAAGTTTCAGGCATTGAAAGGCATCGTTTACGACGGTGATGGTCGCCAGAAGCGAAAAGGTGTCTCCGGAAAAGAAATTGAGAACGATAAGGTATATGCACCGGTTATAATATGCGGTCAGGAGACTCCTCAACGTGATGATAATGCCTTGATGTCCCGTATCATAGTTTGCGAGGTTCCCAAGCCCAAGAACAGAACACAGGAAGAAGTAGACCTCTTCAACACGCTGAAGGAAATCGAGGATCCGGCCAAGATAGGTCTTTCCAATGTACTTTTTGATATCCTTAAGCTCCGGCCATTGTTTATGGAGCATTTCCGGATACTCAAGCAAAAAGCCTACGACGAATTAAAAAATGCCCTTCCTAATGCCGGAGAGATAGACCGCCTCATGAAAACCGCCTCATTATTCTTAGCAACATGCAACTTAATTGAAAATTATACAGATATGAAACTTCCATTTTCCTACAAAGATTTTTTAAAAATAGCCTGTAATAAAATCAAGTTCCAGGTAGAACTCATCAGCAAGACGGACAAGCTGGCCACCTTCTTTAAAGCAATGGATGTTATGATAGACTCCAAGGCCATCCGTGAGGGACGTGATTTCGCTATTGATACTCCGGACAAACTTACCATCAAACTTCCAGGAGGAGATAAGAGAGAGGTACCGGTTCCTGCAGGTAATCGAGTGCTCTTCCTGCGTGTTAGTAATATCTACACTCAGTTTGCCCGCTCTTCCTATAGCCAAGAAGAATCGACGCAGTCCACCATCGAGCAGAACCTTCGCTCAAACCCGAGTTACATTGGTTTCATTCATGCACGGCGATTCACCTGGAACGAAGTAGTTGAAGTTCCCCGAGGCGGATTTGAGGAAGACATTCCCAATGAAACCGGCATCGACATTAAAATTGATAATAATATGGTAAGGAAAGTCGAAAAACAAGGCGCCAATTCAAGCTGTATAGCATTGAACTACGAAATTTTCAGAGAACTATATGGCATAGACCTTAAGCGTTCTGTGACCAAAGAATCAACCACTCCCAATCCGGACAACGACCCTATCGGAATGGCCGGTGCACCTCAAGACATCGAATTCTGATGGTATCTGAAGTATCTCTATTCCTGCAACGCATTATTCCCGGTGGCCACCCCATCGGGAATAATTGCTTTTTCTGTTCTGATTTACGGACATTTCGCGCCTCATTCTTCTATCCATATTGTTCTATTAACCTACATTTAAATCCCCCGTACCCCCTGAATCAAAAGAGAGAGCAAATAGAGCGAGTTTTGAAAGGAAAACTTTTCATAAACACCATCCAACCGTCCAACAGTCCAACAATGAAAAACATTTTAAAATGTAACTCGCTGTTGTATAGTAGTATATATATTGTTTTTAATTATATATATATACTACATAACCGTTGTTTTGTTGGACGCTGTTGGACGTGTTGGATTGACGATTTTCAACCGTCCAACAATCGCCATCCAACAAAAACAGCCAAAAAGGCCATTTGTTGGACGTGTTGGACACCATCCAACAGTATTTTCTTCTTGGTAAATTTGCATAACTAAATAATAATCAGTAACTTTAATAATCCTGTTGGACTGTTGGACGGTAGGACGCGAAAATGAATAAAAACTATTTCAAAAATATCTTTAGAGGAAAAAGCCATGATTACAACGAGCATTATGATTACACCTTACCTTGCTGAATATCTGCGTGGAAAATATAATAATGGCGCAGATGAACCCATTAGAATTCCTGACAATACAGATTTGTATCACGTTATTTGGACACTGATGGCCCGTCGTCATCAGAATCAATCTCCGGTTGATAATGGCAATCTTACCATTATTCTTCCGGACAGACGAATAGGGAAGGATCCACAAGTCTATAACTACTTATCCCCACGAGCTGCCAAGGTTATAGAGAATGAGGTACGCCGTATGTTCAACCGTGACCTTCATACAGCTATGGATGAGAATGATTTGAATGGTCATGAATTGCACAATCTCGATATCGTTCATAAATTCCTTTGTTCCTATTGCATCGACAGTATATCCGAAGATGCCCTACTCAAGAACTTCTATCGGTGGCGAGAAAACATTCGAAAGAGAAAAAGGCGTCGGGACTATAAAAAGAAGTTAAAAAAGAGCTAAAAAATCACCGACCAAACTATGCTTTTTGTCCCAAAATGGCGGACAAAATGTCCTATGTGTGGCGAACTTATTGAATATCAAATAAATATAATCACAATGAGAGAACTATCTATCCAAATCAATGTATATCCTATCGCCAAGATGCGTCAGGATATCTATCGTTTCACTGCCGATGAATTTACTTTTGCTCCAGTACCGGAAGATTCCGAAGCCGGCCGGTGCTTTAACTGCAACAAAGATATCACTGTCGATCTCCCTCCTGTAGACGTAATTCGTGATTTTTCTTCAGGCAAATTTGCTATCGTTGAATTTAGGGATACCCAGTACCGGAAGTTCAATATCGGAGACAATAAGATACCGGCCATCGTCTCCATTTCCCCGAATCTGAACTCCGCTACTCTGAAAATCGAGTGTAAGATGCTCAAATCCCCGCTCCAGTAGCGTCCTTCACCCCCTTCTGTAAGCTGCCTATCTTCGCTGAAAAGATATGCAATGAACAGAACTTTTCTCCGCCAGCTTCTTTTATCAAACACTCACCAGCTTCTCATCACGGCAGAAGGCCTTTCTTCTGCCATGATGGATGCTTTTCCTTTGATAGTAAATGACTCGCCTACACCATCAGCCTTCTTTTTCGACGATGATCCGCCTACATATAAGGATTTGGCAGATAAGGCCCTCGCTAAAATTCAGCAGCAACTGCATGCTCTTTCCGAGTTTCAGGGAGTAACCCTTACCAGTGACTTCTCATCCGACGAACTTCCGGAAGGTAGCATTGCCTACCATCGCATTTGGGGATTTATCACCGCCGACAGCCGCTGGTATTTTTCTTCCAAGCAATTTGAGCGAGATATCCTGGATGCCGAAGCTAACCCGGCCATTTCCTGCCACTTCATCCATGCCAACTCTCCAGGTGGAGAAGCCTGGTATCTTGATAGACTCAGCGAGACTATGCGTTCGTTGAGCAAACCCATAATAAGCCTCGTCGAGCAATGCAATTGCTCCGCCTGCTATTACATCACCTGCCACTCCAACGTAATCGCTGCACTCACAGCCAACGATGTCATCGGCTGTATAGGTACCATGATCGAGACCTACGATTTCAGCGGATATTACGAAAAGCTCGGTATCAAAATCATCAGGCAACCCGCTGATAAATCAGACCTTAAGAATAAAAAGTATGACGACTTGCGTGCCGGCAATCCGAAGCAATACGTCGAAGATGTATTGAACCCGCTCACTGAGCAGTTCCTGAATGAAGTACGCGCAAGCCGTCCGGAACTGAGTGAGCTCCCGGAAGACGATCCTGTCTTCCGGGGCGAAACGTTCGATACTCCTCATGCCATCGAAAAGAAACTCATCGACGGCTCCATGACCTTCCTCGAAGCCGTTGCCAAGGCCGTAGACCTTGGACGAAATTACACGAATTTGGAAACTATCAAAAAGAACGCTCTCAACTATTTATAACTTAACTTTTTTCATTCACATGAATATTAAAGAAAGAATTCAAACCGTCCTGCAGAAGTTGAAGCTGCTGGACAAAGCTAAAGCCAACCAGCTGACTGACGAAGAATGGAAACAGATTGTTGACTCTTATAAGAAAGAGTACCAATCAACTCTTCAGGAAGACTTGGCCGCTGACATGGCTGCACAAGCTGCCGCTCGGCGCCGCGACCGGGCCCGCACAAGCTGCCGCCGCTGCCACTCCGATAACGCAGGAGCAAATGAACCAGGTGCAAGGTATTCTGGATAGTATCGTCAATCCGGCACAGAATGCCAATACTCCTGGTGAAGAAGGAACTTCCAATGCACCTGCTCAGGCAACAGGCGAAGGTATGGTACAACTTGCCCAAGCTGTACAAGGGTTGATTTCCACAATGGAAAACCGTGCCAGTGAAGACCGTTCCGTTCAGACAGTAATTGCCACCACTGCCACCTTCACCGGTCCGGCAGATCGCGCGAAATTCCTGTTTGGCATCGAGAACCCCATGTTCTCCATGAACGAACGATGGAACAAAATCGCTCTCAATCCTGCTGCAGCGGCTGCATTCGGCAATTGGGATGAAGAAACCGAAGGCATTGCATTCCGCAAGCAAGCTGTTGCGTTCTCTCGTTCTTTGCAAAAGCGCTATGCCTACCTCCATGCCAATGGCATGCTTGACGCCAAGCGATTGGCTGCAGGTGAGTTTGGAACCAACTATGAAGGCGTTAATACCGCCGGAGTAGGTAACCAGTATGTAGTTCTTCGCCAGGATGCTCTGATTGCATGTGTTCTCACAAAACGCGACCTTACCCAGTACTTCCCGGTACGTTACGGTATCCAGGACCATGACCTCGTATTCAACGCCTTCTTCTCCGAAGTTTCCCAGGCCTACCAGCAGGGTGAAATCTGGAAGGGTGACATGAAGCTCGAAAACGAGATGGGCCATGTAGACGATGCAATGATTAAACTCAAGTTCGGTCCAATGAAAGAACTGGAGCGCAAGTACATCGGCTATTTGAACAAAGAAGGCTCCGATCCTATTAAGTGGAACATGATCGAGTTCTGTATTCTGAACTCTCTGGAAACCGCCCAGGTAGAGCAGAACAAACGCCGCATGCGTGGTATTTATGTGAAACCCGAAACCGGAGTCGCTGGCAGCTATCTGAATGCTTCCACAGGTATCATCCACACTCTGATCCGCTACGTGCATGAGTTTAAGATTCTTCCTCATGACGACAGTGCATATCGCGGTTATACCGATGCCGATATGCTGGATGCCGTTCAAGATTTCGTTGCCGACATCATCACTTCCTGCACGGAAGACATGGAAATCGACAACCATGTTCTGTATCTGAACAAAACTCATCAGCCTTGGTGGATCAAGAATGTTCGCGCCAAATATGGCAAGGATATTGACTTCACCGGACCGGACAGCTACAAGAACGTTGTTCCTGATACGAGTGTCCGCATTGTATGGCTTCCGTATCTTGGCCAGCTTCCCCTCATGTTCATGGACGTTCCTGGAAACCTCCAGTTCTTGGAGTATATACCAGGCGAAATGATGTCTATCAAAGTCAAGGAAGACATGGAACTCGTCAAGGCATGGTCTACCTGGAAAGAAGGTTGTGCAGCTTCATTCACTGGCCGCCGTTTCGACAGCTTGGAAAAACTGAAAGCAAACAACTATGAATGGCAGCAAATCTTCATGAATAAACCTGCTGTTGACATGGCGGCTGATGCCACCACTGTAAACGCTTCCAAAGGCTTCTGGCAAATCACTGCAGCCAATACTGCAGCAAAAGCAATCACCGATATTACTAATGCCAAAGCCGGTGTAGCTTACATCATCGAATGTGGAGCTACGGAGAATGCAACCACTATCGCCAAGTCTGATAAGTTTGCCGATATTACAGCAGCCTATACACCGACTAAGGTAGGAGATTACATTATGGTAATCTTAAATAGTTCTGGAAACTTCCTGGAACTTGAGCGTCAGGTAGGTGGTGTCCGCAAGGTCAATGCCGCACTGCAGCCCAATATTCCCGGCGTAAGATAATCTTTGTTAGTCTGGTAGTTAATTGTTTTTAGGTGACTGGGGCGGGTTTAGTAGCCCGCCCTTTCTTTTAACCCATCATTTTATTAAATATGAAAGCAAGAAAAATTTCAAATCCTTTTCGTAAAGGAAACCAAGCTGCCCGCAAAATGCAGGTTCGCTTCTTTCTCTCACTGATGACACTGGTCGCATTTACCTTCGTCATTGGCATGCTCCTGGATCCTGCATCCTCTTCCTTCTGTCTCACCGGATTTGCTGGTACCTCATTTGCCGCTATGATGGTCATCGGTGACGTTGGCGATGTTTCTGACCGCCAGACTCACGGCTCGAATATAGCATATAAGGCCTATTTGATTGAAATATCCCAAATCAATCCCGATGTAGCTTTTCCGAAGCCTAATTCAAATCGGGAAGTCGGTACATTGCCGATGAAGGCCGGACAATACATGAAGTATTTCGAGGCCCACGACATTCCCACATATACATCAACAGGGGAGAAAGGTGATATCACCACCAGTGGAGAAAATAATTTTGTGATGATTATGGGAGGTATGCGCGATCAGCTTCTCACCTTTATTGAAGAACATGCCGGTGGTAAGTTCATCATCATATTTAAGGAAGTGGGAGAGGACCAATGGTATATTCTCGGCAATTACGACCGGCCGATGGTGCTATCCTCTTATGAATCCAAGAATGATAAGGATGGCCGCTATGTAACCTTTACATTCAAGCGCACCAGCATCGACCAATATTACAAATACGCTGGTGATATCATCCGCGTTCCTGCCGCCAAGCATACGGCTGACTCTACAACTTTAGCCATATCACCTCAGAACAACCGGTACGAAATCCCGAACGGATCAGCAGCAACTTACGCCATTAATGCGATATCAGGTCTCACAGCCAACGATAAAGGTCGCTACATCACTCTCGAAGGTACCGGTACCGACAAAGCCGCCACCATTGCCGATGGCGCAGCATTTACTTTGGAGGATGGTGCCACCTGGACAGCCAAGGTCGGCTCTTCCATCACGCTCCGTGTCATGGACCCGTCCACGCTTGTCGAAGTCCAGGGTACTCGTATCCAGACAGCTTAAAAATCATCATTAACAAGCTAACCTGCTGGTCTAAATTCAGTTGCGTTAGCTTGTTTCTTTAAATCCTACAGCTATGTACAATTTCAAAGAAAAGAAACTCCACTTCAATGCCCTGCGCAATCCGGATGCTGCAATATATGACCTTGAATTATTGCGAAAGGGGTGTCCCTGGCTTCCTCAGTTGAGAACTTATGCTCGCGATCCGAAAAGGTACGCAGATGAAATCCTCTATTCTTTGCTGGATCATACCACCAGGGAAAACATTCGCGCCTTCCGTCGTCAGAAGTTAGATGAACTGAAGGCCGTTGCAGAAGTTCCCGGTACCGGTAGCGAAACTCCTTCAGCCAACGCAATTACTACCACTGACAATGACACCACTGCCACTGATGAAACTTCCGGTACTGGCGGCGAAACTCCTCCGGTCAGCGAAACTACTATTGATAATGGTATCCCTGCCACTAATGAGACTACCAGTACCGATACCACAAATTCTCCAGCATCTGAAAAAATAGAAGAGCTGGAGCAATCCCTCGAAGAAGCCGAAGAAAGAGCCGATGAAGCTGAACAGCGTGCCGAAGAAGCGGAAGAAGCCCAAGAAGAAGCCGAACAAGCTCTGGAAACTGAGAAAAAAAAAGAGCTGCCGGTAGCAGCTCCGGCAAAATCCAAAAGCACGAGGAATACCCGCAAATCGACTGGGACAACCTCTTCGACCCGCAAGTCCAAATAGCCACACTCATCTACAATGACCGTGTGGTTACCTGGAAGCAAATGAAGCAGCTCGACGAACGCCTGGATAAGCATCCGGTCAAGCGTGACATCATGGACATGGTGGAACTCCGAATCCGGAACTTACAAGCCTTCGACGAGCTGCAATCGTTCAACGACACTGGGAAGTTCCTCTACATTCATCCGCTCATAACTCATCAGTCAGAGAGAGCGCAACTGACGAAGTTACTGAAGACGGATCCGCATGAGTTTCTACGCTTGCACAAGAATGTAGCAGACAACATCCGCAGATACGAATCTTACCTGAAGCGAGCCGACCGGCAGGCTCGGCGCACTCAGGATAAAGAGAACCTCCGCCGCCATCGCGAGCGTGAGGCCCTATTCAAAGCAATATTGCAAGAAATTCAAAAATAGATAGTTATGGAAACATTTATTCAAAGAATAATTGATGAGAAAAAAGACTTGGATGAGCGAATTGGTAAACTTAAAACATTCATTACTTCAGGGAAATTTAAGAATCTTGAACCTGCAATGAGAGCCTTAATGGAAGAACAGTATTTCACAATGGACCATTATTCTCAAATATTAGAGAAAAGACTTTATCTACTTAATTTTAATAAATAAAATGGAAAAGCTAATAGAAGTATTTAATTTGGGTGGTTTACCAACCGCCCCGCTGGATTCATTCTTGGAGCTTCAGGAAGACTTTAAGAAGTCGGATCCTGATAAGTTATCGAAACTGCAGATGCTCATCATCACCCGTGGTTTCAAGTACGCATTCAAAGCCTGGAAGGATCCGGACGGAAAGCTCTGGATTATCGACGCCCATCAGCGGCGCAAAGCCCTGCTCGCCCTTCGGAAATCCGGCTTCACAATTCCCGAAATTCCCTATGAACCTATCTTCGCCGCCGACAAAACAGAAGCCGTCGAAGAAATCGCCGCTTACAACTCCGAGTTTGCCACCAAGAATCCGGACACCCTCTTATTCAAGAAGTATAATATCGACTCCGATACCCTTCAACGCTTCAACCTTGGCTATGAAGTCAAAGCCATCGATTTCGGCCAGACTTCCCCATTGTTCGCCCAGGAACACGAATCCGACGCAGTCATTGAGGACGAAGTCGATTTCACCGTCCCTACAGATGAAGACACCACTGCAATCTTCGCCCAACCTGGTGACATTTGGCTCCTCGGCAATCACCGTCTGATGTGCGGCGATTGCCGTTCCAAATCCGATGTCTCCGCGCTGATGAACGACCTGCATGCTGACTTATGCGTCACCGATCCGCCCTACAACGTCAACTATGAAGGTGGCACTGAAGACGAACTCACCATCCAAAATGACTCGATGGAAAACGACCTCTTCGCCACCTTCCTCAAGCAAGTGTTCTCCATCATGTTTACCATCCTCAAGCCCGGCGGCTCCTACTACATCTTCCACGCTGACAGCGAAGGTGAGAATTTCCGTGCCTCTCTCCGGAAAGCCGGTTTCAAAATTGCCCAATGCTGCATCTGGGTAAAGAACACTATGGTTATGGGACGCCAGGACTACCAATGGCAACACGAACCTTGCCTCTATGGTTGGAAACCAGGTGCCGGCCATCAATGGAACTCCGACCGCAAACAGACCACCGTCTGGAACTTCGATAAACCACAACGCTCCAGTCTTCATCCAACAATGAAGCCTATTGCCCTCATGGCTTATCCGATATCCAACTCCAGCACTCCCGGTCAGATTGTCGTCGACATCTTCTCCGGATCCGGATCCACCCTCATGGCTTGCCAACAGATCGACCGCATCTGCCACGCAATGGAAATAGATCCGCGTTATGTTACCGCCACCGTCCATCGGTACCGTGCCATGTTCCCGGAACAACCCATCCGCCTGATCCGGGAGACAAAAGAACTATCGGTCGAAGAAACCAAATCCTTATTGGCATGAAAAAAGAACTCACCCCAACCTCCGACGTAGATAAGACAACCCTTATCGGTGACGAATATGTATCTCAAGTGCGCACCTTCGGCGCACTGGGATACACACCTCACCGCATTTGCACCCTTCTTGGTCTGCGTGGAAAAGAGAAGATAGCCCTTACCATTCGCCTGGCCATGCCTGGCGACGTCTACTATGACGCCTACCGTAACGGTTGCGCCCTGGGTGAGTACAACATCGATGCCGAACTCGCCAAGAAAGCCGAAGCCGGCGACGTCTCCGCCATTGAGACTCTCGAGACCCGTAAGCAGGAAAGAATAGTTAAAGACCTTAGAAACCAACTCTTCGGAATATGAACAAACTCGATACCCTTGACAAGATACACCCGGACATGATATCCGCTTTCCTCACTACAGGAAAGTGCGATGGCATTCCGGCCGATGTGCAGCTCTTTCTAAAACAGCTGCAGTGGGCTGCTGAAATCTACGAGTACGAACGCAACATCACCCGAGCCGCCAAACAACTACGTCAACGAATTAACGCTCAGCAACAAATTAACATTGACGATCGCACTTGCAAAGCTCGCATCTATGCTGCCATCAACTACTTCAACATTGACAACAACGTATCCATCAAGGTGTGGGAGTCCAACTATGCCGATAAGTATGAGGACCTTGCCAAGCTCTGCGCGGCAGCCGGCGACTACAAAACCCAGGGTAAGTGCTATGCCGCTTCCTTGGAGTGCCGTCGCCGCGCTTCCCAGATTGCGGAAGCCGACCGCGACCTTGGCATCGTCTTCCTCATATCTCCGGAACTCAGTCCTGAAGCTCTTGGCTACAGCAAGGCCTCACTCAAGGAAATTGCCGCCAAGCACAACAAAGGTTTCTACCTCAATCTCATCGACCAGCTCCCCATTGAGAAGGTCGAGAAGAAACGTCTTCTCCGCGATGCCGATATCCAGGAGGCAGAATACGAAGAGTTAAACGAAGAATAGCATGGGAATAGAACTTTATAACCAATCCTCAAGTTCTCTGTCATCTCCAGAGACCACCTTCGATGCGACTACTACCTTCGAAAGCTACTACATGAACCAGATGCAAATCCTGGCTAATGTAATCGACCCCAACAACCTATACGCCGAAGTAGCCCGTGCCGGTGGCAAGACAGAAGGCATCACCGGTCCCCGCATCATCCGCGTGGCCAATGACATGCCCGGTGAGCTTTCGTTCCTGGTACACAAAACCTACGTCGCCCTCATGACCAACGTCTGGCCCAACCTTCAGGCTTACTTCTCCAAAGAAGTCACCGTTGGCGGGAAAGTCCGCCCCATGCTCGAGTACGGCATCGACTATACAGTAGGCGAAGCCAAGCTCCCCTCACACTTCCGCCGCCCTCGCTATCCAATATCTTATCCAAAGCACAGCGTCGTCTTTCGCGATGGCCATCACATCCAGCTCGTCAGTTCCGACCAGCCCGAATCCGTCGCCGGTCGCTCCGCCGTCCACGCCATCATCGAGGAAATGAAGCACAACAAAGGCGAAAAACTAAAGACCCGCCTTTTCCCCTCACTCCGTGGAGCCGGTGCCGAAACCCGTCGTTCAACCTACTACCAAGGCATCACCGGCGTATCTGACACCGCCCGCGTCGACCTCGGCGAAGACGACTGGTTCGAAGAATACGAACGCCACATGGATCACAAATTACTGGAAGAAATAACCACAGTCGCACTTCATGTGAACGCCGCTATCTATCAGAAATACAGGCTAATAAATTCACAGCGAGAAACCACCAATCCCGTAACCCTCGAACGCATCCGCCTCGAAATCATCAAGCAAGACCGTATCATTGCCCTATGGAAGCCCCGCTTAGCCGACATGCGCCGGAACGCCACCCTCTACATCCGCGCCAGCTCCTTCTGCAACAAAGACATCCTCGGCCCCAAGTTCTTCAAAACCCAGCTCGAGACCCTCGACATGGACGAGTTCCTCACCTCCATCTGCGCCATCCGTCACAAAGAAGTGATTAACAAGTTCTTTGCCAGTTACAACAAAGAAAAGCACCAATTTTCAGACAGCTACATCTACGAGTCCATCCTGAAACTCGACCTTCGGGAACACTTCATCCTCACAGCTCGATATCTGAAATACTACAGCAAACACGATGAGCTTCTTGTAGGTTACGACCCCGGCCATTTCTCATCCTTGACTGTCGCTCAGGAAAAGAATTACGGTCGTCAGCTCCGGGTGCTGAAGGAGTTCTATTGTTGTTATCCGGACGAACAACCGGAACTCGCCCGCCAGTTCCACGAGTTCTTCGGCCTGGACTCCATCAACAAGCGCATTATCCTATACCCTGACCGCGCCGGTAACAAACGCCGGGAGGAACTGGAACAAATCACCACCGACAGCCGGGCGTTAAAGCGCGAACTCGAAAGTTACGGCTTCGAGGTTGAGCTGATGAACGAGGGCCAGTCTACAATTTACTATTGGCAGCAGTTCAAGCTATTGTTACTTATCTTTGGTGGCCGTAGCAATGCCCTGCCGGAAGTGTTGATAGATGAAAACGAGTGCAAGAATCTTTGCAGCTCTATCATGCTTTCACCATTGAAGAAAACAGAGGGACGCATCGAACTGGATAAATCTTCCGAAAAGAAAGTACCTTTAAAGAATCAAGCCGGATTAACAACGCAGCTCCCCAGCTCATTAATCTACCTCCTTTTTGGTCGCTATGGAAACAAAGTACAAGGCGAATTATCATCAATGCCGGATAATCTACCCGATAACTTGGCAGTATAGCAGCAATTTTTCACCCTAAAAATATATCAGCAAAAGTATAATAATGGAACCGTTTGACACAAAAAAAATATCTAACCCTTTGGAAAATACCCCTTTGCTTTTGAAAAATCAAATTGCATTTTTCTTGCAAGGCGGCAGTGTACACGCACCGCTGAGTTTTCACCTTGCCGCTCACCCCCTCCCGAAAATTCCGAAAATATGACAAACGGCTGGGGCGTCCTTTTGGCGCACCTCGAAACCCACTACTTTCGGGCATGGAAATGACAATGACGGGTATCCAGGCGATGCAATGGGCTAAAGAGATCTCGAAGCTTCCCAATGGCTGCTTCACCATTGCCTTCTTCCCATGCTCAAGGCATAGGGGCGAGGCTATACCTAATTTAACGGTAAAGGCAGGATGCAAATGGCGCACCCAATTGCCGGAGGAACGGTTCAGCATTGATAGTGATAACTTCTTCCTCTTCAGTGATGCGGACGGTGAGCCAAAGATGTGCTACCGCATACTGATCCGGTATATGGGCTTTCCACAAGATGGTTTCAAACTTCATAAAATAGATTGGCTATGAGTAAAAGCAACCTTAAAATGATAGGCAATTACGGTTGTTATCTTGACGATGACAATGTAATCTCATTTCAAATCGGTGATAAACCGATCTCGTCAGTGCTGGATCCGGATCCGATGTTTCCGGTACTTAATGACAGCGACTTCCCAGATATGCAATGGCAGAGCATCCAAGGATTTCAAGTGTGCAGTCGTGGCTTCAATAATCTGAAGTGTGAAGAGATTGCCTCAGACATCAAGAAGAACCGGTTACTTCCCCGTTTGATAACCAAACAGATTAATATGCTATATGGGCATGGGATTAGTGTATACAAGCCTACAATAACCGATGGTAAGTTACAGAAAGAATGGATTGATTGCCCGGAAGTTATTGATTGGCTTAATAGCTGGAAAGAACGTGGCCTTGAATCAGACCATAAAGAGGTTGCCAAATCTATCATCAAGAACTACTACTATTTTCGTGATTTCTTTGTCAAGTGGAGATTTACAATAGGGAAGGGTAGAGGAGTGCTACCTGTTGCTGGACTTGAAATAATGGAAAATAAGCATTGCCGCCTGGCAACAACAAAGAAGGATGTTGCCACTGATGTAGTCTATTATAAGGACTTCCGGCATATAGCTGTAGGGAGATGGGGGTACGGCACTTCAACTTTCCGTATTTATCCTAAATTCAATCCGGCCGAAATCAGTAATTACAAGTATGCGGCCATATCACACCATCGCGAAAAATCTGTCGATGAGTTTTATGGAGTGAATGAAACACATGCCGGAACGAAGTCGTATATCAAGGGTTCTAATGATACCGCTGATTATATAAACTCGTTTCTCCGTAACTCCCTGGCTGCTAAGATTCATATAATCATTCCTAATGCCTGGATTGAGTCTAAACGAATCCAAATCTCCAAGCTCTGTGAGGAAAACAAGCATCGTAAAAAAAACGATGAGAAATTACTGGAATACAATGGCATTTCGATTGGTACAGTATTCAAAGAATCCACGCTTATCAAATATCTACAGTCAGAACTGCGTAAAATATCCCGTTATCTATCCGGAGCGGACAACCAGGGGAAAGCCTACGCTACCATTAGCTTTAAAAATAGTGCAGGTGAGGAAGAACGCTGGAAAATTGAGACTGTCGATTTGAAATATAAAGAATATATCGACGCACTTATTTCCTACGATAAACGCGCCGATGAAGTACTTCTCTCCAGTGTAGGCCTCGATTCTTCAATTTCGAGCGTCAGCAAAGATGGAGTGATTTCCAAATCGGGTGCTGATGCATATTACAACTACCTGATATACATCATGTCGCTTACTTCTGAAGACGAAATTTGTTCTGAACCATTTAATCAGGCCATGCAAATAAACTTCCCCGATTTATACAATCAGGGGTATCGCCTTGGCTTCTACCGAGAAGTTCCAGCTCGCCAGGAAGACGTATCGCCAAAAGACAGACTTAATAAGCAACAGTCATGACAATATTACAAGAACTATTTCCCACCATTGCGGAGTTTCGTAAGTATGCTCCCTATGCCGAAAGTAACATCACTTTCGACCAGCTCAACTCATCAGCTATCTCAGCGAGAAAGCAGATAATCATCATTCTCACGAAAACAGTTTATTCTGAGATTGTTTCCACTGACGGAGAACTTAAGGAGGCCTTGTGCATGGCTATAGCAAACTTAACTATGGCCAAGCAGCTCATCTTCGACATCGTTTCCAAACGTAAAGACGATGTCGACATCTATAAGCATGAGCAGGAAACTATGCGTCGCTCCTTTATTGAAAACTACTACAATGCAATGGATACAGCAATCCAATTGCTTGATACTGAAGAGAACTTCCCTTCTTGGGAAGAAACCCGGTACAAAAAACTCCTTGATGGACTCAAGATTCAAAGTACCGAAGACTTTGATATGTTATACTCCATAGACCTGTCTTACCTCTTCTTTTTCCGGACTATTCCTATTCAAAAGGAGGCCCTGGATGATGGCCTATCAGGCTATTTTGAACGAGCTGAAAATAAGGCGGACATCCTGCGAATGCTTCACCGTTGCCTGGCAAAGCAAACCATTTCCATCGCACTCCGCCGTTTCGATATCATTGAGTTTCCGCCTACGATTCGGAGTCTATTCGATGACTCCAAGGCAAGTCGTTCTGGCAAAGATGAGCAGGAACGTATGCTTGCCTTAGCAGCATCTTTGGCTAATGAGGTAAAACAAGAGTTAGTCAATATCGATCTGCTACTTACTTCGGATTCTTCCGGATCCGTCGATACTAACACCTCCTTTAACTGTCCTGACGACCTAATAATGCTGATGCCATGCTAAATCCAACTATTGATTTTATAGCCAAAGGAACGCAATACAGCATTCCTAATTCCTGGGAGGGTATTACTCCGTACCTTTTTCAGTCCCTCATTCATGACATTGGACTAATGGCCAAAGGTAAACTCTCCGTTGCTATGGTTCGCGTAAACTATGTATGCCGCGTTATGGGGTGGAAACTCAAAAAAATAAAGGACTCTGAAGGATGGGCTAACTTAGCCTGGCTGGCCGAACAAGTAACATTCCCATTCACAATTGTCTATCCAGATAATGACGCCGCTCTCCAGGATCTCGATTCGGACACACGAAAATTATGCAAGCGTATTCCACCGCACCGATTGACAGGCATCACCATTGCTCGATATCTGAGCAAGCTGCCCTACAACTATGCCGTTGACTCCTGTTTTTGCAAACAGATGATCCCGGTAATTCGCTTCAATGATGATGAGCTATATTCAGCCTATACGATAGACACTTCCTTCAACCGGCTTACTTGCTCTTTGACCGCCCTTCAGTTCATCGAGGCCCGTTCCTTGATTGGCGGATCATTAGAGCAACTTCCGCTTTTGGCCGCTATTCTTTATTATCCGGACCGGTACTCTTCTGATGGAGCTCATTCCCTCGCACATAAATTCGTCAAGTTGCCGGTGGATGAATTGACTGCCATTGCCTTCAACTTCCAGGCATTCGTTAACTACCTATTCACCAAAACCGAATTCAAGTTACTTACAGAGGCCAAGAATACCAAAGTGTCTGCCATTTCCACCGGTGCCCTTGAGTCTCTGTATAACTTGAGTTCCGATGGCCTTGGCGACGTGGACACCATCGAACGGATGAATATCCTTCAATACCTTACAATCCTCCGGAAGAAGCTCATTGATACCGTTCGAAGCCTTCACTCTGCTAAGATGGAGAAGATAGACATAGCAAAAGAAACTGGCTTACCCATTCACATAATAAATGATATTCTATGATCCTGAATTTATTAAAATACTTTGCCCAATACCCTCAGAAGGAAGGCGTGATTTCCATGTTCAGCAATGGTGCAAGCCAGTCCCCTCAGTACTCCACTCTGCTTGAGTACGTGAAGAATCTTCCGGATCCGCTCATGCCGGAACTTGAGAATCTTGTTTTCGGCCAATCATACGACGATGTGAAAAGGCGCGTGAACGATATCACCGGTAACTACCTCTTCATTGATTTTGGAGAATTTTCCTCATCTCGCGACTCCAGGAACTCCATCTTAGACCAACAGAAGCTGGCGGCCACCATTGCCATGAAACTGACTGATTCAGCCGATATGGTCGAAGTCGCCATAGCCTCGGATGTCGCCTTGTCTCTTCTTGCGTCTCTCCGGAAGAAACTCATCCAAGACTCCCAGTCCTCCGCAACTCCCTGGTTAGATAAGATATCCGATAATCACGATATCGTGCCTTTCGTTTCTCCGGAATTCAAAAGTATAGGTTGGACGCTCATGTTCAATTCCTCTGCAGCTGATCTTTTTGATGTGAAATCGTCCTTTAAATAGCGGTGAATCCCCTATATCTTAGCAAAAAAATGAAAGCAATGAAAAAACTCACGGTACAATTGGCTGTAGCTGTCTTCCTCACAATTTCAGGAATGGTACTCATCTTCTCAGGCTTTTGGGTGTCTCCTCGCGGAGAAATACATAATTCCGTCCTGGTGGCATTTGGAGAAGTCAGCACATTTGCCGGTGCACTCTTCGGAGTCGATTATCGGTACCAGGTACGAATCTTTAAAAAGAAGGAGGTAAAAGATGAAAATCCTACTTGACAACGGGCATGGCGAGAATACTGCAGGTAAACGCTCGCCACTTTGGCCAGATGGCAGTCAGCTATTTGAATGGTTCTATACTCGTGAAATAGCGAGTCGAGTTTATTCAGAGCTCATAAAATTCGGAGTTGACTCTGAACTGATTGTTCGGGAGTCTATCGATGTACCTATTCGTGAACGGGCTCGCCGCGTGAATGCCATCTGCAAAGAAATAGGTATCCGTAATTGTTTTCTGATTTCCATTCATTGCAATGCTTCCAATGGTAAAGCTCGCGGTTGGGAAGTTCATACTTATCTTGGCCAGTCCAAATCAGATGACTATGCTACCGTTTTTTGGAATACAGCTCGCGATATCTTAAAGGATATCACACCCATGCGTGCAGATTTCTCCGATGGTGATCCAGATTGGGACACTAATCTTGGAATACTTCGTGAAACTTTATGTCCGGCCATTCTTACTGAAAACCTTTTCATGGATAATCAGGAAGACTGTCGATTTCTTCTTTCTCCGACAGGGAAAAAGGCTATTACCGATATTCACGTACAATCCATTCTCAAAATGTTGTAACCATGCACTTTGTTCATAATATATTGATTGTGTTGTTTATGTTACTCCTGATCGTGGGCTGTCGAAGTTCGCGGTCAGGAACTTCTCATTCTGATATCGAAACTAACCACCTCAAGGAAACCCGGACCGACTCTTTGGATTTCAAAGGAAAGTTTGCCCGATATCTGCATGAGCAAGAATCCGACCTCACTGTCCGGATTGTGGAGTTCTTCCCACCGAAGCCTGGCGATACCGCCTCACATGGTCCGGTTAAATCTGTAACCGATATCGACCTATCTTCCAAGAGCAAATCCGATTCCATAATCAACGAAACCCAGCTCACCCTTACCTGCGACACCACCTCAGAACAATTTCATGAAACAGAAACTGTCGACACCACCTACCAAGTGAAGCAAGTTCCTTGGTATCACCCCTTCCTTCCATACCTCGTTTTGATCTTTTTGGCTACCCTTATACATTACCTCCGACGCAAAAAATAATCATTTTTTTGCTCAAGCTAAACAAAGCTAAGTCGCTGATAATAAAGATGGTATTGCTACGACATGTGCGTTAATAGTGTTACCTTAGCTGTACAATAATAAAGGTAAAGCATTATGAACGAACAAATTACAAACATTCTCAACCAGAGCATAACGAAGACAGCGAAGATTCAACAGCTCCTTCTTTTAGGTCTTACCCGCCGCCAGGTGGCCGACTTAGTAACCAACGGAAACTACGGTTTCGTCCAGAACGTCTACAAGAAGATGCTTGAAGCAGGCGCTTTCAACCAACAACAACCTGTAGCTGCAACAGCCATCCCGGAAATAGACTATACTTTCAACCGCCGCTTCGGCATCGAGATTGAAGCCTATAACTGCGATAAACACCGCCTTGCCCGCGAACTTAGCGAAGCTGGAATCGACGTAGCGGTTGAGGGTTACAACCACGACACCCGCAACCACTGGAAACTTGTATCAGACGGAAGCCTTAGCGGAAACGACACTTTCGAACTGGTTAGCCCGATTTTGGAAGGAGAGGCCGGATTGCAGGAGCTTCAGAAAGTTTGCTGGGTACTTGACTATTGCGACGTAAAGGTAAATAACAGCTGCGGCCTGCACATTCACATGGACGCCGCAGACTTCACCATCGAAACTTGGCGCAACCTGGCAATAACCTACCGCCACCTCGAACCTGTAATCGACGCCTTCATGCCGAATACCCGCCGCAATAACACCTTCTGCAAACGCCTTTCCGGTATTTCAGAAAGCCGCATTCGGGAAGCTCAAACCATCCAGGACCTTCGCGGGGTCTTCAGAAACGACCGCTACCACAAGCTGAACCTCGAAGCCTACGCCCGCCACCGCACGGTTGAATTTCGCCAGCATGGCGGTACAACCAACTTCACAAAAATGGAGAATTGGATACGCTTTGTTGCGAACATGATTACCTTTGCAAAACAAGGTATGGTTAACACAGGATGCTCCCTTGCGAACATTCCTTTTTTAACCGCCGACCAAAAAATATTTTTCAAACTCAGAACCAAAAAATTAGCATAATAATGACAACAACCTACACTTTGCAGGACGGCGGTAAAATTACCGCCACCTGCGCCGCCGATTTTGTAACCAAACTCCGTGAGAGCAGCCGTTTCGACAGCCAGTGCACCGACCAGGAATACATGTACCATTTTGCCGACCGATTCCACGACCAAACGGGGAATGTGGTCCGCGCTGATTCCCCAGAACACTTTCTGGAGGATTTATCTACTAATGGTTACGTAAATGTTAAATAATCAATCTAATAATATTTTTGTTATTGAATTAGTTGGATGCTAATAATAAAAATGTTATTTTTGCATTGTCATTAAGACAAGAGATCTCAATGAGTAATGACAAAGAGCTAAAGGCTCGGATAAAAGAGCTGGAAGAAGACCTGCAATTTTATCTCCGCAGACATCATCAACTGTCTTCAAGAAGCAGGAACATGAAAGCGGTGGTTGAAGCAGAAATCAAACGACTCGAAGAGGAAATCAAGAGTTTGGGTGGTAAGCTGTATTGACCAGAAGGAAAACCGCCCTTGTTGGCCACAAGGGCGGGATTCCTTTCGTTGGATTTAAAATTTTGCTATATGGATAAGACTGAACGTTTTTTTGAGTTGAAAGAGCTTTGGAAAAAAAGCGATGAAGCCCATCGTGTTGAAATTGACAAAGAGATTTCAGAATTGCTGGAGTCAATGGATACAGAAGATGATGAAAGGCTTTTAGAAGGCGTCAAACAAGACTTTGCAAATATCCACAATAAATTAGAGGATGTTCGACAAGAAGTATTGCGTGATAAAATGAAAGAAGTATTGCCAGCAATATCCGTCTCATACATTGCCCGCAAATACTTTGGTAAATCCTCTTCTTGGTTTTATCAACGCCTCAATGGCAACAGGGTAAACGGTAAAGAGGCTACTTTTACTCCTAATGAGTTGAGTACGCTGTCTGCTGCATTAAATGATATAGGAAAGAAATTAAGCGCTATGAGTGCTGTATTGTAACAATGCATCCTGAAAAAGGAGCATCGCTTTTAAAAACACCAAAAGTTGAGGGTAAAGTTCGGATAAAGAACGCTGAGTATTAATTGAACACTATTATTCTTCCCTCTGATTAAAAGGCTTCCATCTCGTGGAAGCCTTTTCTTTGTTAATACAAAGATATTTGTTACATTTGCTCTGGATAAAAAGAACCTCTATCTAGAGCAAATGTCTAATATAAAAATGGAATTCTGCTATTCTTAGCATATTGTAAATATAACAACTAAAATCTGATGCAAATGAAAAAGAATCTTTGGAATTATTTGGCCTTGAGTTTATTTACACTATTTGCTATTGTCGTTATACTCTCATGCTTTAAGTTTATTAAAGTATTTGCGAATAATGAAATATCTGATAAATTAGGTGATTGGAGTGATTATTCAACATGTCTTGCTGCCCTTTTTACTTTTGTTTCTCTTACATTCATCTACTTAACTTATAAAAAACAATCAGATTCTAATTATAAGTTACAGTTTGATAGTACTTTTTTCAATATGCTACATACGCAAAGAGAAATTTTAGCATCTTTTGAAAAAGGGTATTTTATAGAACGTTTAGAACGAATAGAAATGGAACATTCAACGTCTTGGAGCGAGGAAATAACAGAAAGACAGGCGTTAGCGATTGTCAATGGAGCTTATATCCAATCTAAAATAGGTTATTATGATAATACTATAATGCATTATTTCCGACATCTATATCATATTATAAAACTAATACATAATAGTTCTTTTGATAATGAAAAACAACGTGAGTATGTCGATATTATTCAAGCCCAGATGAGTAATGAGGAATTATTTGTTATGTTTTATAATGTGATTTCTTATAATAATAGAGAATATATAAAATGGTTAGATGACTATCATTTTTTTGAAAATGTAAGATCTTCAGGTACTTTGTTCGATAAGATAAAGAAGATTTTTTTCAAAAAGACTGTTTTTAAATATAATGCATCTACCCCGAATAATAATTTACTTGATTTAGATACTACAAAGAATCCATGAAAATAATTTTGCATGTATGCTTATGGGTTATGCTAATGTGTAGCTGTAGCAATGTTTCAGAGAATAGTAAGAAAATAAAAGAAGCTGCAAAACTATTAGAAGCTGCAGCAAAATCCCCTGAGAATACAGTAGATATTCCTTTTGGATTTAAATTAGGCTGGTCCGAAGCAGAAGTTCGAGAACACATTGATAGCCTGAAAAAGAAAGGAACTATTTTATTGGATAGTCTTCCTATTTTCACTTATAAATATCCTGAATATAAAGGGTTAACCGCGAATGTTGAACTGTTTTTTGCGGACAATAGTCTATACAGAATGGCTTTTCAACATAGTTATAAATTTGAAAATACAATGGAGTCTACTGAAGAATATAAAAATCTTTTGGGCTATTTGTATAATAGTGGAAGTAAGCAATTAAAGTATAAAATACCTATTGATAATATTGAAGATGAGGAATATTGGGATGAAGTAGATTTATCCGTTAAAGATAATCGTGTAGTATTATTTAAGCGGATAAAGTATTCATCAATTCTTCAAGATGAGAAAGTTTATCTTTTTAGTAATCAACCAAAAGCTCAAAAATATCCTGAATATAGAACTGCAAAAGAAATCAAAGAGGGTGAAAAACGCTATAACGATATCAGAAACAATGAAAAATGGATAAAAGAGCATAAAGAAGAGATTGAAAATGCTGCATATAGAAGAGACGTTAAAAACAACTCTTCTGATGGTTCTGTATGGCAGGTTAAAGAGTATTTAAAACAGAATCTAAAAGATCCACGAAGTTATGAAAGTATTGAATGGGGAAATGTACTCAAGACTGATAATGGATATCTTGTTAGGCATAAATATCGTGCTAAAAATAGCTTTGGAGGATATACAATTGAGAATCTTATTTTCTATATTGATTATGAAGGTAATATTACCGGAACATTAGAATATACAAACTAAAATGTTTTGGAAAGCGGAGCCTAAAAACTCCGCTTTTTTATTACTATTAATCATCCTCACTAAACAATGACCGCATCCCGGTGACCGCTTCTGATGTCAGCGATTTGCGTATTGCCTTTTCGTGCTTCAAAGCTTTGTCAACTTCCAGATACCGTTCAAAGTCTTCACCTGATTTCTGAGGTTTGTCTTTCAACTCATCCAGTTCTTTCTGAAATTTCAGAGTACGTTCAAATGATTGCTCACGTTGAACATGTTTTCCGAAAAGGAGGTTCTCAATGGTAGAATAGACCCATACTTCAAAATCTGAAGATAACCATGCCGCAAATTTGAGTGCTAAGATACGGTGCATCCATGTGCCACTCTTTTGCCGGGAGTTAACTAAATCACTTTCCGAACTGATGCCTAAATAATCGGAATTCCGATTATTTAGACAAGCTTTAATGAAATTTTTCGTTGAGTCATTTTCCATGAAATGCCCAACATTTTTTCCAAAGACTTTTGCCATTTCAGTAGCATTAATCATCATCCCGTTACTTTTTTCCAATGCAAAAGTGATTGGATTCTCTTCAAATACACAAATTTTTGTTTCCATGTTTGATTATGTTTGAATAAATAAATAATTAATATGCCGCAAAATTAATATAAATAATTGATAATCAAATAATTATATATATTAATTTTAAATACAAAGTAAAATTATAGCATTTTCGCATACTATTTGTGATAGATATTGAAAGAATTTATGTTTTTCTTTTTGCTTTCTCAAAATAAATCCCCATATTTGCAGTGCGAAACAGTACAGCCCTGCTTGGTTGTCGATGTGCATCGTATAATGCTCACAAGTTTGCGGGCTTTTTTTATGCCCTCTTTTAAGATATTGGCGGCTGCCTTTCCCATACATTGTTTTTGCCTCGGCAATCAACGTTGTACTGTTTCGCGACACGGGATATGGCAGCCGTTTTTCTGCCTAAATGCGAAACAGTACAACGTTATGAAAAAAGAAAAACAACACTCCAACGGACGCTATATATCCGTTGAGAAAGTTCAAAAAATGCTTCATGAACTGGCCTTAGAACTTTGCTCTGGCCGCAAACACCTTCAGGCAGACTGCCAAGGTACAACTATCGTTATTTACACCAATGGTGGCAGTGTCAACATCTCTTTCAATAAGGAAGGAGGTGCCAAATGACACCTAATAATGAAAACCGACTCTTCCCAATCAATATCGATGGTGCGCAAATCTCTTCTGCTTCAGTTGAATCCATCAAGTTCATGCAAGATGAGAACTATGTCTGCTCCATGATATCAAATGTCGACGAAGTAATCGATATAATATTGGAAGAAACATTCCCATACGGTAAGGATGCCGATACTCAGCGTCTTGCTATTGTCCGTAATCTCCGTGAAATCAGCCGCCATTTATCAACCTTTAAAATAGATATTGACCATGAAAGATGAAAAGCAATCCATTACCGATATTAGCATCCACATCGCGGCTCTGTCTGCCTCATTCAAGCCTGCCCCCGATGCTCGTCATACCACCCATTGGTTTACCACCGATGAAGTCTTCGACGCCATCCGTCGCATTGATCCCGGTGTTCAAATCACCAAGGACCAAATCCATCAAGCCATGCACAATGCCGGTTATCAATACCAGAACCGTCCCGGCTCCGCCGGCTTAGACTTTCGCTGGATGCTCCAAGCCAAAGACATGAAATAGAGTAGGGATTCCGGGAAACCTCCACCGTATTAGTTACACAAAAGATATCAGGTTTCCCGGACCTTCCTTGCTTATTCCAAACAAATTGCTTATTTTTGAATAAAATAAAACCAACTAATATGTTGTACCTCATTTACATAGTTATTGTATTACTCCTGATGCCGATGATTTCCATTCATTCATCAGTCGATAAACTCTTCTACATCATCCTGTCATTAGCTCTTCCAATAGCTGGTATTTTTATTTATTGGTTCATCTTCCGCCGATAACTGTCCTTTCTTCATTATCTTCTCCGACCTATTTTCGCTGTAAATAAGCAGCGAATATGATTACAGACCAGCTCATCCGGACTCGATTTATAAACGATGTCATGTCCCAGGGCATCAATAAAATTTACGAAACGCAAGAAAATGTGGTTCGCACGTACCTTAATACCCGCTCAGGTAACCTCTTAGCACACCTCATGCGTCGACCGTTTACCTCACAATCTTCTGACTCCAAGCAAGTCTACTACATACGCATCTTCCCATATCTCCGCTTCCTGGATATTAACTACCGTCGCGGAAACGATCGCATTTCCCGTCATATCCGGAGCAATCTGGCCATCTATAACCGCGTTGTCTGGGGAGTACTATACCATGAGACCTTTCCAGAAATCCAATACGGCTTCACCGAAGAAGTCCGCAGCTCCATCCGCCAAGAGTTGGAGCAAGCTCTCCAATACGAACAATCCTCTAATTGGTAACCGATATGGCAAAGAAACATCTCTCCGAAGACGAAATCAGGTACGTCATTTCTGCCGAAACCGATAAGGCACAGAAAGAAATTTATGCACTTTCCAAGGCAACAAAGGACCTCAAACAGCAACAACGCGAACGCCTTAAGTCCATGATTGAACTTGAATCCAAAGGCAAAAAAGAGAGCGATACCTACAAGAAACTGGCAGCAGAATATAAGGCCTATGGCAAGCAAATTTCCGATAATAACAAACGGATGGGCGAGCTTACCCATAAGCTCGATGTCAACGTCCTGTCGATGGCACAGCTCAAAAAACAGTCCCGTGATCTGCATCGAGAGTTGGATAATGTTTCAAAAGCATTGGATCCGGAACGCTATGCACTCCTGGAAGGCCAAATAAAAAAAGTCGATGAGCGCATGAATGAACTCAAAGTAAGTGCCAAAAGTCTGCGAGAGATTGCCACTTCCGAAACGGCTTTAGGAGCTATGTCCGGAATTGTACTCACTAAGTTCGCAGAGAAAGCCGGAGAATATATCGCCAGAATGAAGGATATCGTTGCCGAAGGTATTGAGATGGCGGAGTCCGCTGATGGCGTAAAGAAAGCATTCGATGCACTTGACGATGGAACTATCCTCAATAATTTGCGCAAAGCTACCAAAGGAACCGTTACCGATCTCGACCTCATGAAAGCTACTGTCCAAGCTAATGACTTCCGGATCCCGCTCGATGACCTTGGTAAATACCTTCAATTTGCCCAGCTCAAAGCTCAACAAACAGGCCAGTCAGTAGATTACATGACGTCCTCCATTGTCACTGGTCTTGGCCGTAAATCCGTCATGATCCTGGATAACCTTGGACTATCCGCTGCCGAAATCAATGAGCAGATGGCACAGACAGGCGATTTCATGTCAGCCGTTGCCTCCATTGTCGACAAACAACTGGCGGAAGCCGGTGATAACTATGTTTCCTCTGCCGATCGTGCTCAAGCAGCCACCGTTCGTTTTCAAAATGCACAACTTGAACTTGGCGAAACTCTTCTACCTTTAAAGGAGAAATGGGATGAATTCTATTCAGGTGCTTCCGTTTCTACAATGGAACTCATTGGCTGGATCGTAAATCATCGCAAAGCCCTTACACTCTTAGTAACGGCCTATACTACCTATATTGCAACGCAAAAAATTGCGACCTTGTGGAATGCCAAACATGCTAAAAGTACACTTGTATCAGTTGCTGCAGAAAAGTTCCATACATTACAGCTCGGTTTATCCAGGAAAGCATTCTTAGCCAAGTTGATTGTTTTAGACCTTTACAGAGGGCGTTGCAATTTAGCCACTGCAGCTACCGAGATGTTCAGTCTTGTTCTCAAGACCACTCCACTTGGAATCTTTTCGGCATTAGTCACTACGGCTGGCGCCGCCTTTCTGCTTCTCCGGCAACGATGCGGTTAGGTAGTATGGATTTTTTCGGGCTTTAGTCCCTCCGGCTGCCGCCGCTTTCATGCTCTTCGGCAATCGAACAGATAAAGTCAGTTCTTCGGTCGAGAGCCTCAATAAACGTCTTCTCAGCGAGCGGACTGAATTGAACAATATATTCACCGAACTCAAGAAAACCAATCCCGGCACCAACGATCGTATCAAGCTGGTAGAAGCACTTAATGATAAGTATCCTGGTCTTCTGGCTAATTACAATCTCGAAACGGCCTCTTTAAAAGATATTGCAAAGGCCCAGAATGAAGCTAATACAGCTCTTACTAACCGCATCGCTACCGAGATGAAAGCCCAGGCAACTGCTGATTATGTACAAAAAAACATTTCTATTCAGATGGACAGAATAGAATACCTAATGTCTGAAGCTTCACGCCAGATGGGGGCAGATGCATATTCAAAATTCCACGGATCAATTGAAAAAGTACTCAATGATTCCAAAACCGATTTATCTGATTTTTGGAATACATTTGGAAAATACTTCAGCTCCAATTTGGGGAGCGATGTCATGACTAAATTTCGAGATCAGTTCCTGGCTCTTCGGATTGATCAGCAAAATCTCGCTGCAGGTGTTGACGATATCAATCGTAAATATGAGCCCTACATCCAATCCATCAAGAGTACCGTCACTCTCACCGATGATGAATTAAAGAAGCAGGTCGAATCCACCTCTATCATTAAAAAGTTGGAAAAGCAAAAGGAAAAGGTGCAAAATACTTGGAAGGAAGATACCAAAGAAAATATTATCCTGAAGAACAAGGAAATTGAACGCTTGGACGAAGAAATAAAAAAGTATAAGGAACTTGGCTCTGCCAAGTCAGCGGCCGATGCAAAGAAGAAAACCGATGCTGCAGCTGAGAAAGCTCGCACAGCAGCCGAAAAAGAGCAAAAGGCTAAAGTATCCACCGAACAAGCCGCTGTTAAATCCCTCGAAGCTCTTCGCGAAGAAGACCTGCAGAACCAACAGAAGACGTACAATGATTCTCTGGCCGCCTTGAACTTGGCTCAATCCTCCGGCAAACTCACCAAGCAACAGCACGAAATGATGCTGCTTGAGCTGAACAAGCAGAACGCTGACACTCGTCTTAAGATTGAGCAATCCTACTACGCCGATGCTCAATCAATGGCCCTTACCGATGCCAATACTAAGGAAGACATCGTCCGGAAATCCAATCAGCGCGTCATCAATGCCGAAAAAGAAGCCACTGATACTCGTACCGCCCTGCAGACACAACTGAACGAACTTATCAAAAGTTTTAAGGATCAGTTCAAGCTGACCACGGTCGATGAAGACTACGATACGCAACTTGAGGTTCTTGAAGCATCTTACCAGGCCCGGAAGGAAATGGCCGAAAAGAACAAGCTTGATACTACCGAACTTGACAAGGCCTACTATCGTGCCAAAGAGCAACTTGAGTCCGAACACCAGCAACGCCTCCTGGCCATTCGCAATCAATACGGTCTCACCACTCAGCAGGAGCGTCATAATGCCGAATTAGAGCAGCTAAAGCTTGCACGCAATCAGCAATTATTAACCGAAGAAGAGTACGAACAAGCTGTTCAGAATCTCAAACAAGACAGCTACAAGAAACAGTTCGACTACTATGCCAATCTATTCTCCGGAGCCGTTCAGGCTTTACAACAGGCCGAGATGGACAATGTTGACGCCAAATACGATGCCGAAATCGAAGCCGCCAAAGGTGATGCTGACGAAGTAGAGCGTCTGGAGAATGAGAAAGCTCAGAAGAAACTCGACATACAGAAGAAATATGCCGATGTCAACTTCGCTATCAAAGCTTCCCAAATCATTGCTGATACAGCAGTTGCTATAATGAAAGCACTCGGTGAATTAGGCCCAATTGCTGGTCCTATTTTCGCAGCAGTAATGGGAGTTACCGGTGCAGCTCAACTGGCCAGTGCCAAGGCCGAACGTGACAAGGTCAAAAATATGACTCTCTCCGGAAGTTCTTCCTCCGGATCCGCCGCCGGTGCCCGTGTTGCTACCGGTCGCCAGGAAGGTGGAAAAATAGATGTCCGTCGGGCCCAGGACGGCAAACTCTTTCCGAACTCCGACTATGATCCGGATGCTCGTGGTTTCATCGATCATCCTACCGTCATAGTAGGAGAGGGGCCTTCTGGCCAATCAAAAGAATGGGTGGCCAGCAATGCTGCCGTCGAAAATCCCACTGTAGCACCTATCTTGGATATCCTTGATAAATCCCAGCAAGCTGGCAACATCCGCACGCTCGATCTTAATCAGGCTATCCGCGCCCGCATGGCCGGTTATGCTTCCGGCGGATCAATAAGTTCCACTTCATCAACCCCGGATCCGGTACCTACCGGTAACTCCGGAGCTGCACTTCCTCCGGAACTCATGGAGAAACTGGCTCGTTCCATTATCCATCTCGATGAATATGGAGTACCCGCTTCTGTAGTTCTTTCCGATATCGAGCGAAAAACCGATCTCCGTAACCGTGCCCGTGCAATAGGATCCAAAAAACAAGCATCATGAAAATAGTCAATACCAAGGCTGGTCAAGCTTACCATCTCGCTCCCGGCACTCAACTCGAAATCGAGCGTCCCAACCTCTTTTTTAACGAATGGGGCGAACAATCCCTGCCAACTGATCTTCCTGACACTGACCTGAATCGTCAGCTCACTAACTACCCGGACATGCTGGCCAACCGGAACAAACCTTCAGCCAACATCGATTGTAGCATCCAGGATGGAGATTACTTTATGCCTTGCCGGCAAGCCATTTTAGGGGCCAAACGCCGTGAAAAGATTTCCACGGCATTCTACATGAACGAAGGTTCCTTTCTTTCCAGGATATCCGATGTCACCCTAACCGATATCTTTGGTGATGAAACCATTCCAGGAATCACCACCGTCCAGCAAGGAATCGACTTCTGTTGGTCCCTTCGTGACAACTCGCATCCCAATTTTGCCATTTTCCCGATAACGGTCAATCTGGATGGAGACCGTCGGTATGTCAATCGCATCAATTATATGAACGATGCCGGTGTCTGCATATCCAGCAATGCCGGAAAAGGAAGCTATCGTTTCTACAACTCTTTCGAACGCAAAGAGACCGTCAACGATCGTATCATTAAGCTTGAGCCGGGTTATTATATTTCTCCTTTCATTCGTGCCGCATATCTATTGCGCCGTATCTTCACCTACTTTGGCTATACCTTGCTCGATCACTTCCTCCTGACGAGCGAACCTTTCAACAAAATGGTATTCATTAATAATACCATCGACTCCCTCGTCAACGGTACGATCCTGCTTGCCCACCTGGTGCCCGATTGTATGGCCAACACTATTCTCGATGTTTATCGCAAAAAGTTCTGCTGTGAGTTTATCCCCGACGAAGTTGCACGTACTGTGCGTATAGAACTGTTTAACGACATTATGGAGTCAAAACCAACAGTCGATTTAACCCCATATTTGAAATCCCATCCTGAACTTTCTTTTTCCGGATATCAGCAGCTTAAGCTCTCATCCGAAACGGTAATTACAGAGGGAGACACTTACGATGCAACTTATGAATTGGAGGCTAAATACCCGGAAGCCTGGTACAAAGAAGCTGATGGTAGCTATTGTCGTACAGGCTACACAAGTACCACCATTGAGGAGCGACTGTCCGATGGCAACATTCCCTACTACGCTGGCGGCCCTCTCAAGGCCTATGAGGTCAAAGTACCGGATTGTGCGTTTTGCTTGTCATATCTTGCCTTTCCGGATATATCGGATACTAACAGAACTATGAAAAGGGGAGAAACAGCTCCTTATATCGGTGATGGCCGCACACTCAACTCAACCATCGATGGCGTACCGGTAGAGAGTGCGGCCGAAGATTCTACAGCGTCAGATGATGACGTTGTGGCAGATAATCCAGACCAGAAACCCATCCTGTCTTTCGTGCACTATAGTTCTAATTATGCAGTCGGAACCAACCACGATGTATTGGGCAAATGGGGATATTCCCTGCTATATAATGGTCCCACCGGTATATTCGAGAAATTCTACCGGAAGTTTGACAACCTTCTCCGTAATTCCCTTCATAAAGTCTCTGCCGATTTATTGCTCCCTAACTCTTTAAAAAACTCCCTTCAGGTTCATCACAAGGTTACTCTCCAGGGAGTTGAGTTGTTATTCAACATTTTTAAATACACGATCGGCGGAGAATCAGAACCGGTAACCTCTGAGTTGATGACCACTGCACTCTATGAACCACTATCTATTGCAAAGTCCGAATCCGAACGTATGGTCCAGAATACGCAGTACAAATGGATGATTGTTTCCAACAGAACCGAAGTTAGTGAAGCAGAATACATCGCTGCCGGTTACAGTACCGATATTGACACAAGTCTGAGGAATAATCAAAATGCAATTCCGGCCATTTATCCTTTGCAACCGACTAAAGCTATTTATGATGCTGGAGGAACCTATTATCATCGTACTTTCTATACGCATTTAACAGATCGGAACAACAAGAAAGTCTACTATCGTATGGACTTGTCTTTGCGTCCTGCTCTTTTCTCAGAGAAGGATCCTAACGAACGTCCCTCACGTCCGTCAACGACTCCCACCTGATTTTGTCCTTTTAATAATCCCACTCCAGCTCTAATTTTGGCATAAAAAAGAAATCAATATGACAATACTTCAGCAACCGGACGCTTTATCGCTATCTCAGAACTTGAAAGAGTTTCGCATCTCTTCTTCTGATCAGGTCTCCTTTGTCCTGAAGCAAGGCGATATCGAAATCCTCTCTCAGCGATACGATCCGTCGTCCAACAACGACATCACAATAAACTTGCGTGATATCATCCATGCCAGGCTATCCTATCGGTTATTCGAGTCCGGACAAGTATATCAGCAGACCTCGCTTGTTTCCGATTTTACTGCAGTAATTGATGGCACATCTGTACTGACCTTCCGCGTCATCCGCGCCGGCGTCGATCGTTTATCCGACTCCGCCGCTAATTTTCTCACGCAGAACTTCCTTACTTGGCAACCCAATATCAAGCCGGTTACCTACTATTCTCCGGAGTTCCTGACCTACTATTCCGTAGTCTCCAGTACAGTGAAGCTGCGGGCCTTTTTCACTGACGCTTCTGGATCCGTCACTTCGCATACTGACTACACCGTCGCTGAACTGACTGCCGGCATTGCCTACACACTCCCTCTGCAGTACTCTGTTGTTGCCGGCTGGCTCAACCATCAGCTGCCTGCCTATTACGACGTCTGGGTTGAGTCTCCCACCGGCCAACGACTCACATACGTACAGCGTTACTGTGCCGAAGACATGCGCACAGAGCAGGAACAGTGGATTCTCTTCGAGAACTCCCTGGGCGGGCTCGATACCTTTCGCGCCTACGGAACCACCACATTCAATGGCAATCACACCCACAACCTGGCTGAGATTGACGAAGTCTCCCAGGAGTACCGCGTTGACACTGAACGTAAGTTTCAAAAAAACACTGGCCACCTGAATCAAGACGAGCGCAAATGGCTACTCGACTTCTTCCCCTCTCAGGCAAAATACCTCTATGTTGGTAACTACCTGCGTCAGATCGTTGTCACCGAAAGTAACGTAAATTACACTGATCGTGCCCTCCCCAGCAACTATACATTCACCTTCAAATATGCGGATGCCCGTCCCTTATTAAACCTCCCCAGAACCGACGTTCCTGCAGATGTCCTCAACATCACTGTGCCCGAAGTAGGTTCTTTTACAGTGCCCCCTCGGCTTGCTGAAGTTCCCCGCCTGCCACTCTCCGAGGGGGCACTCTTTCCTATCCAGAACCCTTACTCCGAGGAGTGGGGAACCACCACTGCCGAAGGCTTCGCCACTTTTGTTGGGCAATTCTTATCTTCATTCGCAGGATCCAGCGGTGGTGTTGGCCATCAGCATAAAAACATAGACTTACTGAATCTACTTAGCTATTTTCAAGAGTACTTGTTAGTCAATAGCCAGAAAATCAAAGCCGGTTATTCCGATATAGCTGGAGATATCGAAGGGGATAAATATATTCATAAAGACCGTTCAGATTTTACAGAATTTCTCCTCAAATTATTAGGTGGTGCTGAAATTGGTGAAACAATAGACTCTCTCACTGCTGGGAAAGGTATTCTTCTTAAAGATGGCCGTGTACAAGCTGATACTCTGGAAGCTCGTTTTGCCCTCATTGTTCAGGAAGTTATCTTCAATCGACAGTCCGCAATGGAGTCTGATTATTTCTTTTCCGAAGCCGGTACAATTGAAAGCGTCGAATTACTGGAAGATGGCACCTACAGACTGCCTCTTCGTAAACAATGGGAGAATGATTTCACAGCTTTGAGTGAAAATGATGTCATCTATGGCATCGTAAATAACCTTGCATCAGGTGGCGGAGATTATTATACTTCCTGGTTACGTGTCCTGAATGTGAACACAGTGGCCAATACCATAACTGCTGTCATGTTCCCTGATGATGAGGTGCCGGGCGGAAAAAACTATCCACCTGAGCCGCTGATGATATTATCGCACCGTGGCAATCCGGTGAATGAAGATCGTCAGGGATATTGGTACATTTCATCCCGCGAGAAGTGTATTTGTATGCTTGACGGAGTGACAAAGCCCATACTGGAAGAGAATAACTATGCTATCATCATAGGTAAACTAAAGCAGTTGTCGCTATTCGACAACCTGCCTATAAACTATCGGCATAGCTATATCTACTGTCGTGGTATCGCTATTCAGGACTTGTTACGTGTAGACTATCAGGGTACACCGGTTCGCTCGGAGAATAATCGTGGTCCGTGGTCGGCTGAGGATGCTGTGAACAATCCTTACCAGTCCACTCAGGAAGTCTATGATACTGTCTATCATGTTGGCTGTAAATGGATGTGTCTGGTTACTGGAACCACCCAGGCACCCAAATGGAATGCAACTGACTGGGCACAGATTGAGGGGAACTCTGAACTGACTCTTGAGTTCTCTTCCAGCAATGGTTATAGTTTCTTTGCCGGCAGGGTGAATACCGATATCACTCCGATAGTCTATTGGGGTTATAATGACATCTCATTAGATGTCTTGGCTGGTGATTGGTCATGGACCCGTGACAGCGGTCAAGTGACGGAAGATAACGCCTGGTCGGTCGTTCATGCCAATAACGGCCGTATCCTTCATTTGACCAATGAAGATATGCCCTCCAATTGGGGAGCTACAAGAAAAGTAAAATTTACCTGTACGGCATACGTCCGCGATGGTGCCGAGAGTATTAACATCGAAAATAGTATAGTTGTATGAAAGGAATTAAGGCTGCGGTTCAACCGCAACAAATAAGGACCAGTTATACCCCTTTAAAGGCGAGCTTTGGTGTGGTTATTGATGGGGGCGGTAGTAAAACCCAGTTTTATTACACGAACTCCAATACGTACATTCCGAATCGTACTATTACTCCTATGAAGCTAAAGTCATTTCTCAATATTGCCGATCCGGACGGTATTATCAGTAATGGAGATAAAAGCAGCCAGTTGACCGTAACTTGGTATGAAAATAGTGAGAATACTCAGATCACCTCGGAAAATAATAATTATGCCCTGAATGCAGATGGTACATTGCTTGTGAAGAAGAATGTCTCCCCGGCAGCACCGGTGCAGATTCTTTGCCGGGCTACTTATGTGGATTTCAGAAACGGGAACACACTGGTATATAACGATACGTTTACCTTGAACACTATACAGAAAAGTGATGACCAGCTTTCGTTAAGTATCAATCAACCTGCCAAGATAACCTATAACCCCCTAAAGGATAACCAATACATAGATATCACTGCCGCTTTAAAAATGGGTAGCGAAACAGTGGCGGATGCCAATGTAGCGTATTGGTGGTATAAAGTTGTGAATGGCGAAGAGACCTTAATCAACTCTTCTGACTTGAACATAGAGTATGTATCTGGCCAGGGAACCAAGACGCTACGTATTGATGCCGACAATACATATCTGAGCATCATTCGTTGTCGTTCTGCTTATTATACCGGAACCAAACCGTCGGCACCTACAGATGATACCCTGATGGCGGAGACGGCCATAATTTATAAGATTCCTCCGATTAGGGCATTTGTCTACAGTCCGAATGGCAACATTATTCGTAAGGGAATGACTAATATGACTTTTTATGTGAAGATATTGACGAATAAAGAGGAGTTGACGGAAGAGCAGATAAACAAGTACTTCTTCGTGAAGTGGTTCAAAAAGTCGTCTACTGCCGGTGCTACAGGCACGGAAATCGGGCACGGTAGTTCGGTATCGGTAACAGCCGACAACCTGCGTCTGAGCGGTGGATTGCAAATGTCCGTTTATCCGGAAGTCTATGAGATAGGGCCTTATACGGTGCTTACCACCGGAAGCGGTGATCCCATCCGTACAGGTACTAACGAAATAATAATAGCCAGGGGCTAAATAAAAAATGAAGTATATGAGAGAAATGAAGTATTTGAAAGTTTCCGCCGATATCGCCAGGCGTGCCGGTGTGATCGATGTCCGCCATCGGACTGCTGACGGTAATTTTATCGTTAACGAGAGTGATCTGCGTATGGTGAGGTTTGAACCTGAAGAATATGTGAGAGGGATTTCCGGGCAGGTTCTTACAGAGCAGGAAGCGGCCAAGCTAATCGAAGCGGGTGGAAATCAAATAGGAGAGGAAATCTTAAATGAAGAAAGTAATAGATTACCTGCTGAAGATTCTTTGCCAGCTCAGGATAATCAAATTAACGGAGAGGAGGTACAAGATGAGTGATGTTTCGGGTTCTCTTTTTATCGGCATGATAATCGACGGCGATAGTGCACAGGGTAATATCCGGTCCACTAAACCGCTTGTGCAGATGTACCAAAAGGATACGGGCAAATGTGTTCCGGACTGGAGTGTAGCGGCTAACCAGCCTATCATTTATCCGGTTATGCGTTCAGGCAATGAGAATGTGATCAAGCCGATTGTGTCGGGTTCTGAGAAGTGGTATTACAACAACACTTTAGTAACGTTCAACGCTTCTGGACTTTCTACCGCTCCGGCTGCCGTTGCCAGCAAGTTGCAAACCACTACTTATAATAATGGCTCTGTAAATGTGCCTTCCTTGAAGATAACAGGAAACCTTGCCAATGCTTCCAACATGGACGCTGACACTATCCGGATGGATGGAGAGATAGAGGCCTCCGGGCATAATCTTAGTTATACTTCTGAGATACCGCTTGCTATCTCAGAATTTAGCAACTCCGCTTATTATGGTTTCTTGTATCCTTCTGATGGCGGTATTATCGACGGTGATACAGCTACCGTAAAAGTAACTCAGGAACTTTACAAGGGTGGTTCGTTAGTGCCTCAGAGCAATTATTCTTTAAAATGGTATAAGATGCCGTCAACCACAGCATGGTCAACAGCTAACAGTGTATCATTGGTAGCGGATGATGTTGATTCAAAGCTAAGTGTAAGGGCTGAATATATTATCGGTGGTGAGGTGGTTGCTACTGCCATTTGCGAAGTGAGTGATGAAACTGATCCTCTTTTCCTGGCAATAAACTACAGTGGTCCGACGATGCTTACCAGCAGCGGTGCTACCAGTGAGGTTACAGCGACGTATAAGGTCAAGAAAACGGGAACGGGTGAAGAAGTGAGTGGCTTTACCTTTACAACAGCTTTCACAAAGGCTAACGGTGCCGCCTTTACTCCGGCCAATGCACCTACTTCCGTCGGCTGTAAAATCACCTATACTGACGTTAAGAGTGCAGGAGGAAATATAACGGGATATGTAAAAGGAACTAAATCCTAAGTTATGGCAAAGAAACAGATAGCTGCATCAGTCTTTAATGTCACAGCGGCACCCGATGATGGTGCCAAAGGTGACCGTGGTGCCCGTCTCCGGCAAACTGATTGGGCGGAAGGGAAGCAATATCTCTCGGGAGCCGATGGTGAGCTTTGGTACGATGTGGTATTATACAAAGATATGTTATATCTGTGTTTGAAGTCACATACTTCCTCATCTGCTAATAATCCTCAGACTTCAGTCGCAGGCCAATTAGGATATTGGGAGAAAGCCGTGGACTGGATTTTTGTTGCTACCAAATTGCTGTTAAGCGAGAAGATAAGATCTGAATATATTGATGTTGATGATTTGGTCGTAAAGCATGTAGAGGCAAAGGATGCAGCCGGTAATGTTACTTGTAGGATTAATGGTAAAACGGGCGAAGTATATGTCAAAGGTGAAATAACTGCGACCAGTGGCTCATTTACAGGTGAAATTATTGCTCAAAGTGGTAAGATAGGAGGATTTACCCTTGAAAGCGGTTCGCTATTCTGGAAAGGCCGCGATTATTTTGGAAATGATAGTCGTAGTGTCCGGATTGGCGTACCTACAGATGCGGCCAGTGGGATGATTGATGTTTCTTTCAATGGGGCTACCACCGGAAAGTTTGGTATAAAAGTGATTGGTTCTAACTCTGGCGGTGCTTGCATTTATGCATCGAGATATTCCGAGGAAGGTTCACGTTCATATCCCAGTGCCGGTAATACTTATGCCGGCTACTTTGATGGTGGCGTATTTGTATCAGAGAACTTAACCAGTGAATTGTGTCTTGCCGATAAATTTGGTGCTGTAGTTTCTCGGAATGCCGACGGGAGTGTTTCATATAATGAAGGGATTGACTATAATTTTGGGTCAATGCTTTTTAGAAAAGGATTATTAGTCAGTAGTAAGTAGAGCATAAAAATTATGAAAGTAGATTTAAACAGAAAATTCAAAGACTTTAAGGGTCTTGAAACAGAGAATATTATTTCAGATAAAGTTGCAGAGGCTCTTTATTCAGCAGGAGCTACTCCTGAGTTTGCTATTAAGCGTGAAGATAAATTCAGAGCTTACAAACTCTGCAAATCGATTATGGATAATAACGGAGCCATAGAGTTAAGTAGCGAGGATATTTCTTTGATAAAGGAGATTTGCTCTACTTTCTTTACGGCGGGAGCTTATGGTCAAATCCATGAGATTTTAGAATCGTAAATCAGAGAATCTTTTTCTCTCCTTGCCCACAAGGGAGTGATTTTGCGGGAAACAAATTAAACAAAAAGAGATTAAAAAATAAATGTTGAATTTGGGCGTTTTTCGCTATAGTTTAAACGCCCGTTAAAACTGAATAGTATGAAATTAAATGAAAGTACACAGGTAAGTAGTATCAATAGTGAATATATAGCTTTGATAGATCCTAATGGTAATCCAGTATGTATAAATAGAGCTGATTTTGCGGAAGCCATTAGATCGGTGATGCTGGAAGCAACAAAGGATCGAAAAGGCTTGGTATCCATTGATTTATTTAAGAGAAGTATGCAATACTATCCATCAGAAAAATATATTCACTTATGCAACTTAACTAATTATTATGCAAATTGTCAATTTCTTATAGCAAGCGGCTTTCCTTTGAGAAAATTGCCATTCGGAATAATATCTTGTATAAAAGGTAATTTGCCTGAATTATCCAATATAGAAGGAACAAACTCTTCTTTTAGATTATATTACAGAGACGTAAATGATATACGAGAAATATGGGGTTATGAATCGAATTCCGGTGGATCGCTCAATTTATCTGTTATGGCTAATCATGGTGGAGTAATCAAGTTAGAAGTAAGCCAAGAAATTCCTGAGGGACTTATTAAAGTATAGGGGCATTATGCCCCTATCAATTAATCACTGTATATCCTTCTGGAGCAGTCTTTTGAAACACGCCTTTTATTAGGGTGTTTCGACTGAGTCTGCCAAGAATAGATACATAAATAGAATTAGAAAACGCATTTGCTTTCACCCATATTTCTATCATGGTATCGTTCTTTATATAACCTATTTCCAAAGAGCCTACGATGCTGTTCTTACTGGCTTTTACTATTTCTCTATGGCATACCAACGATAAATACAACAGATTATTAGGTACAGTGTATGTGTTGCCTCCAACTATTTTTAAGACAATATTATTTAAGTTACCTTCCTGGGACGTTCCACTACCGGAGAGAACCATTGTTGCAACCTTACAATAATACGATTCGGACATAGTGCCATACAGTGGTTTCATCTGTAAACAATCGGTTTCATCTACAACTTGTTGCGGACTTGTCAAAATGCTATTGCCGTTTGAATCTATTCCCCGTATCTTAGTAGCTATGGCACTGATCAATTCATTCTCTTTCATACCTATTCAGTTTTAACGGGCATCTTCTGTGTCGCATTTTTACCTATGAAAATGCAGGTGAAAATGAGTAGTAAAAAACAATGATTCTGTCGCCCGTTAAAAGTGAATAGGTATGGGAAAATTAAGCGAAGCCGCTATTGTGAATAGCATTAATAGTGAATATGTGCTACTGACAGATAGTAATGGGCTACCAGTACGGATCAGCAAGAATAATCTTGCAGAAGCCGTTCGTAGTATAATGAATGAAGCTAACATTACCCAAAAAGGTTTAATGCCGGCTGGAATGATCGGCTCAAGAAATATCCAGTCAAGCGTATTGATATGCGAGACTACAAATGCTGCTGTTACAGGCTCATTGTTATTAGCCGTTTCTGCAACCACATCAGGAATCCCCAACCTCTATTTCATTTCTATGGGACGTTCTGCCAATAGTACAAGTAATCCGACTCTTAGAGTAACAGTATTATCCGGTACTTACAACATCAAGATTATAGGAAAAACGGATGCTAAAGGTAAATGTAAAATATACGCTGAACGAAATCAGTATACACCTGTTCTTGATATCATTTCAATGAATACGAATGGTATTGCTCTAAAAATGGAGACCGCGGATAATTCAGAGTTCTTGAACGGATTCGAGGCGGAACTAATATAGTTATAGGGGCATAATGCCCCTATACATAGTTTGTAATTTGCATTACGAATACATTCGTATTGTTTCCCCTTGTATTTTTAAGAAATATAGTTCCATTAAGTATCTTCTTACTCAGAACTATTTTACCTGTAGAATTAAAGTCGGTAGAAAAAATATAATCATCATATCCGAGTATTGCGGCTCCAGGTCTTGCACCAATGACGAATAAACCTGTTGAACCTAAATCTCCTGACCGTACTATATATAATCCATAATGGGATACTTTTAAATCATATTCTTCGTCTGGAGCTAATGTAACTTGCCAAGAAGGAAACATCAGACTTTTTATAGTCTTAGATAAATCTGATTTATTAATCAGTAAAGGATTACCGGAGGCATCCAGTAAGGTGATATACTCATTATTGATAGTATTCACCTTTGTTGCTTCATTCAGTTTCATACCTATTCAGTTTTAACGGGCATCTTCTGTGTCGCATTTTTACCTATGAAAATGCAGGTGAAAATGAGTAGTAAAAAACAATGATTCTGTCGCCCGTCAAAAGTGAATAGGTATGGGAAAATTAAACGAAGCTGCTCAAGTGAATACTATTAACGATGAGTATATCACACTGATTAATTCAGACGGACATCCATTGCGTATTAATAAAACTGACCTGGCAGAAATTATAAGAGAGAATATGCCAGTGGCTACACAAGTCCAAAAAGGATTATTGGATGCTAATTCGGATCGATTCGTTAAAGGCAAAGGATTACGTATTATAGAGAAATCGGCTTGTATCAAGTTGTATTCGGCAGTAAGTCAAACCGCCGTGGTCGCATTTATCACCACTGGGCGAATTGAAGGAAGCTCTTGCGGTGTATATTTATTATCATTTTCAATTGCCAGTACAGGATCATACTCATGTAATCTTAAGAAAGTAAATAGTGGTGCATCTGCAAAATTCTATTATGTAAAGGATGGGAATCAGGTTTCAATATATTTGGTTTCAACAGTTGATTATTCAATTACCCATATATCTCCTTTATTAGAATCAGGAGGATTTTCTTACCACCTTATACAAGATTCATTACCAGAAGGGGCTGTGCTATTTGATGTTACATGATTATAGGGGCATTATGCCCCTATACATACCTTTTTTATATCTACGCTATTGTACATTTATATTCTCCTGTATTCGTACCATCTACATAGTTTTCCGTTGATTGTACACATGATACTATACGATTACGGTTTAGGCTTGAATAGTGTGAGATACAAGCCTTAAAATAACCATTCGAATAGTTATCTCTTAGAGTATTTATCACAATATGAAGATATCCATCTGTTCCTTTATATAGAATAACGGATGTTATATTCTTATTGGAGTTACCACTGTCACTCCGATAAACTGAATTACCGATTACGCCTGTGGTGTATATGACAAAGCAAATCTGTATCCTTTGACAAAAGTTCTTATTGGGATTATATATACCTTCAAAATCAAATACAATACAACAATATGTAGTTGGAATAGCTATATTGGTTTTAAAATCAATAGAACCCATATATGGGGTAGATTGTGTTTTATACGATGAGAAAGAAACTGTTTGAATTAGTCCTTTTTCTGTCGCTGTAGCCAAGGGCATATTAACCCGAATAACTTCTGCAAGGTCTGACTTATTTATTCTTAGGGGCGTGCCATTAGCATCCATCAAAGTTATAAATTCGTTCCCGATAGTATTCACCTTTGTTGCTTCATTCAGTTTCATACCTATTCACTTTTAACGGGCGACAGAACTGTATTTGCTCCGGCAGGATTAGTTTATTATCTTCACCGACAAAAATGATTTACGCATACATCAGAGTTTCAACCGATAAACAAACGGTCGAGAATCAGAAATTTGAAGTTCAGAATTTTGCCAATGACCGTCGATTAATAATTGATAAGTGGATTTCTGAAACAGTATCAGGAACAAAGGCTGCAAAGGATAGAAAGCTGGGGCCGCTTTTGAAGAAGATGAAGAAAGGTGATACCCTTATACTTTCCGAGATTAGCCGATTAGGTCGTAACCTCATGAGTATAATGTCAATGCTTAACCTCTGTATGACTAAAGAGACATTAGTACTCACTGTTAAAGAAAAATATGAGTTGGGAAATAACATCAATAGCCAGGTATTAGCTTTTGCTTTCGGGTTATCAGCTCAGATTGAACGCGATCTTATTTCCCAGCGTACTAAAGAGGGACTGGCCAGACGTAAGGCTGCAGGACAGAAGCTCGGCAGACAAAAAGGCGAGAAGATAACACATTATAAGTTGGATAAGAAAGCGGAGCTTATTAGCCGGATGCTTGCTGAAGGAAGTTCAAAAGCTGCTGTTTGCCGGAAGTTGAAATGTCACTTAGTAACTCTTAATAATCATCTCGAAAGGATAAAACAATTGTAGGACGGTAGGACAGTAGGAGGCTACAATAAGCCTCCTACAAATAATAAATCTACATATCTGGAAAATCATCCCTTATCAGTTTACTCTGCACACCGAAGTTCCGCTTTACATATTTTTCCGTCGTATCAATTGATTTATGCCGGAAGTGTCTCTGCAGTTCCCACGTATTCACTCCAGCGTTTACCAATTTCACACCACCGGTGTGTTTGAAACTATATAGCTTATACCGCTCACTTAGCCCCAAGATATCTCGGATCCGGTTGAATCTATATCGAAATGTATTTTTTCCAAGTTTATGTTTTCCAGGCACATCATCTTTGGAAAAGAGATACCAATCTTCCGGATATCCTCCAATTTGGAGGGTGTTTCCCAAATACTCGTACAGCTGCCTTGGAATATTAACCGTTTCCGTAAGTCCATTCTTGCTGATATCCTGTCGTACTGTAATAGTAGCCGTTTCCAAGTTTATATCCCTTATCAACAATTGCCGGCACTCATTCGGCCGAATCGCACAATAATACTCCAGCTGACAAACCAGCAATAATTGCGGATCATGCTCTTCCATATATGCAATCAATTTTTTACGATCCTTATCCGGAATAGGTCTTGCAGCTTCATCCCGCTTTTCACCCAATTGTGGAATGTTTGACACAGGATTTACCGCAATCACTTCTTTTGTTTCCATCAGAAAGTCAAAGAAAGTATGTAAGAGCTGCTTGTATTTCAATACAGTTCGCCGGCTTGTATGATTCTCTCCAGCTATATGATAAAAGAATTTATGGACATGGTCCTGGCAAATGCACCGAACATGTTTATCTGCAAAACCCTGTAATTCCATCCATTCACAGAATATTCGAAGCTTCGAACAATAAGTCTGATAAGTAGAGTGGGAGACTTCGGCCTTCTTCATCAATAAGAAGTCGGAAAGGTAAGTTCGAATATTAACGACGCTTTCCCGCTGATTTCCCCAGCGTGCCACTGTAGCTTGATAGATTAGTTCATCCTGATACGTCACTTTCTTCTCGCTAAAAGGATCGTTCCCTTTTTCGAGTTTCAATTTTATTTCTGAGATGATTTTCTTCGCATGAGCTTCACGTTCCTGAACAGTATTCAGTTCTGCAAAACCATCATAGTGCCTAAACCTCTTCATCTCATTGGTCTGCGGGTCCCGGCAGGAATATTCCACATACCACTTCTTACTTAAATCTCCACCACAGTTCTTTAACTTAGGTAAGATTACCAACGATCTTTTCCTTGCCAT